AAATTAGGACCATTTCCAGAAGTATTTTTTAAAATTAGGACCAAATTTGACACTACTTTATCCCAAATGTTATACTATTATTATAGGAGGTGATGTGTGTGAATTACTATCTTGATTTCGGCATTTATTATTCAAAAGATAGATGCGAATCAATTAAAAATTTACCACTCGATAAATTATCAAGAAAAGAATTAGAACAAATCGCTGATTTTATTTTATATGGAAAAGATGAAGATGGCACTTCTTCAGTAGACCGCAAAGAGGTAGAAATTAAGACTAAATTTAATACGTGGTCTAAAAAGAAACCCGAATCGCTAGAAGCTTTAATGGAAACACCCGGTTTTAACGAAGCAACACTAAAGCCACTAACACCATACAAAAAACCAAAGCCGCAAATTACCGAAAAGGACTTAAAAAATGTGAAAGGTTTGGCTGAACTACAAGAAACAATTAAAAAGTTTTCTGATTACTTAAAGGAGCATGGCGATTCTCTTACTAGAAGACAAAAGTATTTGCTAAACCATCAGCTAATTTCATTGCGACAACAACAATACTTACTTTTGGGCGACCGCCGAACATCTACACCAAATCGTTTACAATATTTTGATTGGGAAGCGGCAACGCACGTAGGTTTTCCTGTGTATCCAAGGGGTGTAATGCGAACAGAAGATGATACAGCTTTTAAGTTTCCAAGAACCGATTCGACAAGAGAAGCAAAAGCAATGCCCGACCCCAAAAAACTTTATTTTAGTTTTTTAGAGCCTTTTCATATTTATGAGTTAATTTTGGCGTATTATGACTTAAAGGCTTTTGTAGCCGAAATGCCAGATTCCCTCATTCACAATTTACTTTGGACTTTGGATTTTTATATTAGTGCCGCAAAGTTAACACCAGAACAATTGCTCATTGTCGAAGAAAAGAAAAAGGGCAAATCAATTAAAGAGATTGCCGCCACAGTAGAAAAGCAAATGGGTATTCATCACCAAGAAAATTATATTTCTACTATTTGGGGACGTATTACAAACAAGATTGCCGCCGCAGCCAATTTGAATTATGATGAGTTTTTGTGTAAGGATTATGATAAAGCATGGAAAATTTGCTCATCTTGCGGCAGAGAATTATTAAGAGACCCACGTCAATTCTCACGTAAATCCAAGTTGCCGGATGGCTTAAATTCTAGATGTAAAAAATGTGAGAGGGAGGCACGTAGACATGAAAAAGAATTGGGAAAAATTGTTTCAAATAATGAGGGATGATTTTCAGCTTACAGATTTAGTTGGTTTTGCCAGACTTTTGGGTGTAAAGGAAAATGACAATTTTGAGGATTTTATGGTTGAAATTTTAGATTCTTACAATCAACAAGAAAAGAAGCGGCAACGGCTACTTTTATCTATGGCACGTGATGTGGCGGCAACCAACAAAGAGCTAAAGCAAAAAGACAAATTGGCGGAACTCATTGAAAAAGGTTTGGAGTTAAAAGGTGATTAACTATGGGAAAAATTTGCTTACGTTGTGGACAAGACAAAACGCCTGCCAACTACATTGCTCTTAACCACAATTTGCTGCTTGGCGATAGCATGCCTGTATGCCGTGATTGTGTGAACAGTATTATTGCCGCCGACCCATCGTGGAACAGCGTTAATAAAATTTGCCAGATTGTTAACATTCCTTTTGTGCCAGAAGAATGGGAAAAGATTGCCGCCGCCAAGGGTAAAGATGCTTTTAGTTGCTATTGTAGTCTTTTTCGACAAAAAGAATATGAGACTTTGGAATGGCAAGAGTATAATGACTTGTATTTGCGGCTTAAAGATGCCGATAAAGTTGAAAGAGTGTTACCGGAAACACAACAAAGAATGGTTAAGCAGCTTAGACAAAAGTGGGGCGAACAATATGATGAAAAGCAATTGGACTATTTGGAACATTTGCATAAAGGGATGCTTGAATCTTCTAACGTGGTCGGCGTTCTAAATGAAGACCAAGCATTAAAATTGTGCCGCTATAGCTTGATTTTGGAAGAAAAAATTCGTGCTGGTGATGATATTTCTAAAGACTTAAAGGCATATAATGATTTAATTGAAATTGCGAATTTGAGTCCTAAGTTGATTAAATCAGAAGACGAGTTTGAGGGCGTTAGTGATTTAATGAGCTATGCTGAAGTTTTAGGCTTTAAGCCAAAGTATTACACTGATATAAAACGAGATGAAGTTGATACTTTGATACAAAGCACAAAAGCTTATGCTCGTTATATGTATGTAAATGAAAGTGGCATCGGTGAAGAAATTAGAGAAAGAATTGAATCACTTAAAGTTGCCGCAGAACTCAGTGGACAAAATTTTGACGAAAAAGAATTTATTGCCGATTGCCGCAATTTTGCCGAAGAAGATAATGAAGAATTTAATATTGATTATTAAGAGGTGAAAGATTTGAATGTTTACCGTTGAACAAATAGAAAACACTTGTTCAACATTAGCAAAGGTAGCGAAAAAGAAATTTATTATTGACGGAGTAGAAGTTGAAAAAGGCAGTTTAATGACAAAAAAAAGAATTGAAGAAAATTATGAACTTTATACGAAATGGTTAGAACACTGGATTAATTATCCAGACCTCTTCGAACGAGGAGCATAGTGATAAAAGCTATGAAAAAATTTAAAATTGCTGGGAAGCCCTAAAGCTCTTTTGCCACAATAGTTTTATGAAGGAGCGAAAGCGGAAACAAGTAAAGAGATGAAAATAAGGAGAAATTCATATTTTTAACAATGGGTAATCAGCATCCGAATTAGGGAATTAATCAACTAATAGGTTCAACGACTATGAATACAGTAAAATTCAAGCGAATTGAAAGAAAATTGAAAATAATATAGTCTACTCTTATAAGAAATTATAAGCCATAAGGGCAAGAACTAGCGATTCTTGTTAAATACAATGTCGTGGATTTAATAACCCCAAGAAGTTCTAAATTTTCTCTTAAACTTTTTCAACGTGCTTTTTTACGAGCATGTTTGCGGCATGGACGTGTTGATACTATTGCTCCTCGTGCTGCCGGAAAATCGTTCATTTGTGTGCTTGCCTTAATTTTAATTTCTGTTTTCAGACCCGGCAGCCACCAGTTTATGTGTAGTCCGGGCAAGCAGCAGTCAGTTAAGATTGCTTCTGCTAAAATACAACAGATTTTCGAGTTATTACCGCTCTTGAAGAAAGAAGTTTTAATTGAGAAAAAATCGAATGATTATTATACTTTGATTTTTAGAAATACTTCTATTTTAGATATTTTAACACCTCTTAATTCCACAAGAGGGAATAGAGCGAATTGCGGCATTCTCGATGAATATCGTGACCACAAAGCAGAGGATATAAATGAAATTATTCTACCTTTATTAAATGTTGATAGACCAATGAAAAATCAAGATTATAATGAATATGAGCCACAACAAGTTCAGTTCTGGATTTCTTCTGCTTCTGATAAAAATACCTATTGTTATGACAAAACAGTTGAATTTTTTGAAGATTCTATTATAAATCCGGCTAAAACTTTTTGTTGGGGATTCGATTTCAGAGTTCCTGTTTCGGCAGGATTACTTTCCAAAGATTTTTTGACGGAATTAAAATTATCTGGAACTTTTAATGAATTGGGTTTTGCTAAAGAATATATGAGTAGATTTGTGGGTTCATCTAATGATGCGTGGTTTGACTATGAGAAATTATTGAGTTGCCGCCATTTGGTTAATCCCGAATCTCATGCTAAATTTAGAGATGACATTGAATCTTTTTACGTGATTTCGGTAAAAATATTTGCCGCTTAACTTGATAAAAGTTAATGAAAATTTTATTAAATTGCGAGGAAATCTTAAAGCTTGGAATACAAAATAAAATAAACTCCTATTTTATTATTGTTCTGAAAAGAAAAAAATTTCAAGATGGTATAAGAAGTAATTCTAAGTACTAATAATAGACAATTCGCAGCCAAAGGAGGACAATATTTATATGAAAATTATTGATGAATACGAAGTAAAAGAACGTATTAAAAAGAAATATCCAAATCAGCCCTTTGAAATTATTTATTACACAAAAATGACAAAAAGTTTTGTTATAAAATGTTGCAAATGTAATAAAATAAAAGAATATTCATCCGTTGCTAATTTTTTAGGCTCTTTACGAAAATATATATGTTCTTGTTATAATGAGAAAAACAAAGATACAATCCATTTGAAGAATAAAGAAAAAATTATGAATTTAATAGAGGATAAAAAAGATGAACTATCTTTTATAAAATTTGACTACAATGTTAAAAATAAACACCATATAGTATTTATAAAATGTAAAAAATGCAATCAAGTTTTTACAAAAACATTAAATGATTTTCTTAAAAACTCTGAATGTTATTATTGTCAAAATAAACAGAAGATGAACACTCAAAGTTTTAGAATTTTATTAGGAGAAGAGTATGAGCTTCTATCAGATTATGTTAATACTGAAAGCAAAGTGCTTATCAAACATAAAAAATGCGGTTTTATTTGGAAAAGAAAAGCTCACTCGTTAATAAGTAGTTATATAGGTTGTCCAAAATGCAATTATAAAAGAAGCAAAGGAGAACAAAGAATAGAAAGATATTTAAAAAATAAAAACATAGAGTTTTTTATTGAAAAGAGTTTTGAATGGCAGTCTAATAAAAGACGTAGATACGACTTTTATGTTCCTCAATTTAATAGTGTAATAGAATATATGGGTGAACAACATTATATAGATAAAAAAGAATATTTTGGAATTTCTTTAATCGAACAGCAAAAAATAGATGAAGAAAAAAAGGTAGAAGCTTTAGCAGAGGGGCTAAACTATATAGAGATTAGCTATAAAGATTATAATAAGATAGAAAGAATATTGTCTAATTACTTTGGTTCAACGACTATATGAGTAGCTATAAGCATAGTGAATGTATAAACAGAGAAGAAATAGTCTTAACTTTATAGAGATATAAAGCAGTTCATAAGAGAACGTGCTAATAAGTAGCGTTATTAGTAGAAAATAATGAGATATTGCCAGATTAAAATGTCAAACAGTAGCAACAATTCTTAAAGTCTTTCCAAGAAGAAATACCCCATGGAAAGTAAATTTGGTAAACCTGTTTGTATTAGGAAAAACAGAAAGTGAAAAGGTTTTTGATAAACAAGTTATTGAATTAAAAAAATTAATTGAACTATTTTGTCCGAAAGAAGTAGTAATAGATATAAATGGGTTAATATTAGCTCCCTTATGTAGAAATATATAAGAGAAAACTCTCTTAATTGCTGGGAAAACCGAATTGTAAAAGGGTTAATCAGCAGCATAAAACAAATACAATAGAAATTATAAAAAGAAAAAAAATCATGGAAAGAATTAACAGAAAATATTGTATTTGATTAAGTGTTCAACGACTAAAATTTTTGTAGATTTTATTAAATCGAAAAAGAGAGCTACCAAACGGTAGAAGATATAGTCTCATCTTTATGGAAACATAAAGCATATATACCTTAAAGAAGTATATCAAAGATAAATGTAGGCGTGGCTTTTGGCGACAGTATGATTAAAGAATCTTTTGATGCTACTACAGGAAAAACTTACCCGGCATATGGGTTTTCAAACAGAGATGAATATAGAAACTTGCAGCCAAAAGAAGCTAGCAAAATTCTGTATGGAATTAAAGCGAATTTAGACCTTAATAGCCAAATGCATTCTATCCTTTATTCCAAGGTTTATTCTGGTTTGCTTAATTTTTTAATTCCAGAATCAGTAGCAAAAACAAAATTAATGTCTACTCGGCGTGGGGCTAAAATGTCACCTGAGGAAAGAAATAAAAGATTGTTGCCGCACGAGTTAACAACAATTCTTTTGGATGAAATTATGAATTTAAAACAGAAACCAACAGGAAATAATAACCAAATTGTAGTAGAACAAATTAATAAAAGAATGACAAAAGACAAATTTTCTGCCTTGGAAATGGGAATTTATAGAGTTCAAACACTTGAAAATGACTTTATTAGTAAGAGACAAAATCGTAGCTTAGGGCGGCGACTTGTTTTTACCACTAAGGCAAGGGGGTGAGATATATAAATACACAAGAACTAAAAGACCAAAGAATACTGCAATTTAAGAAAGCATTAAAAGACATGATTGCTACTTCTAAGGCGGCTTACGTTCGTTCTGATGCTAAATCTTATAGAGAAAGGAATCCAATGTATTCTAAAGAAGAGATTAAAAGAATTGTGGAATGCGGCGACCCAATTGAACGAGCGAAATTGAGCGAATTCTTTTTTGCTACTTCTGGTCTTTATAAGAGAATTATCTTACACTATGCGACTTTTTTAACTTATTCATGGGTGCTTGTGCCGCACATTAAAAGTCCAAGAGATAAAATTTCTAATAAAAAAATTTCCCAAGCTTATTATAATGCTTCTGATTTTTGCACTTCTTTTCAGATAGAGAGAAAATGTACATTATTTAGTAAGGATATTTTGGTAAAAGGTGCTTATTATGGACTTATTCATGAAGATGGCGATTTTGTAGCAATTCAAGATTTACCTTTTGACTATTGCCGTAGTCGTTTTAAAAACTCTCATGATGTTGATATTGTAGAATTTAATATGGCTTTTTTCGACACTATTAGAGATGAAGCATTAAGAAAAGAGATTCTTGAAACTTACCCTAAAGTAGTTCAAAAAGGTTATTACAATTATAAACATAAAGGAAAAGATAGATGGATTTTCCTTCCTGCTGAAATGGGCATTTATTTTTGTTACTTTGATGAAAGACCATTCTTTTTAGATTTAATTCCATTATTAGATGATTTGGACGACTATAAGGATATTGATAAAAAACGAAATTTACAAGCTTTAAAAAGAATTCTAACACAACAAGTAGGTGTGAATGGAACTGAATTAGTTTTTGAACCAGATGAAGCAGAAGTTATGCATCAAGGTGTTGTTGATATGCTAAGAGATAATCCAGATGTGGATGTCGTGACAAGTTATAATAAAATTGACTTATTAGATTTAAGTGGCGATAGCGATGAAAAAACCGAAGTCGAAGATGTCCAAAATCTTATTTATGAATCTGCTGGTATATCAAAAGAACTTTTTTGTGCGACAACAGAAGCAGGAATTAACTATTCTTTAAATAATGACTTAGCTATGACTATGATTTTAGGAAACCGTTATGCTAACTTTTTTACTGCTCTTATGAATTACAAGTTTAGTAATGCTAAAGTGAAATTTAAATTATTAATTTTACCTATTAGTTATTACAATAGTGCTGATTATACTTCTAGAGCAAAAGAATTGGCAGCATTCGGCTATAGTTTCTTAACACCTATTCTTTCTACTGGTGTAGACCAGACTAATCTTGCCGACTTAAAGACGCTTGAAAATGACTTATTAGAACTTGATGAAGTGCTAAAACCATTACAATCTTCTTACACGCAGTCCGGCAAAAAAGCAGGAGAGCCAATTGAAGGAAATGGTAAAGATTCTACAGAAAATAAAAATAAAGAAGAAGAGGTGAATACTGACAGTGGACAAGAAGAAGATTCCAAACAAACTTGATATTAGTCTTTATGGCGATATGACAAAAGTAAATGATATAACGTCTAAATGTAGAGTCCGCATTTTTTATAAAGGACTTAATAGAAACCGCACTTTTATATCAGAAGAATTTGCTAATAAACTTATTGCTTCTTTACCATATGTTCCAATTAAAGGAATTTTTGATAAAGATGATGTAGATTATACAGACCATGGTTGGAAAAATTCAGATGGAAAGATTTATGGAATTGTTCCAGAAAATCCTAATTTTGCTTGGGAAAAGCATTTAGATGAAGACGGCGTAGAACGTGAATACGCATGCTGTGACGTTATTGTTTATACTGCTTTATATCCAGAAGCTAAAATTATTTCTGGTAAGTCTCAATCTATGGAAATTTATAGCGGCACTTTAAAAGGTCAGTGGAATATTTGGGAAGATGGCGACCCTTATTTTAATTTTGAGGATGGCTGTTTACTAGGATTACAAGTTTTAGGTGATATGACTGAACCGTGTTTTGAAGGAGCGGCGTTTTTTAGCTTATATAATGATGCTAAAGAATTAATTGACACAATTAAAAGCTTTAGTAAAAAAGATAACAATGATAATAAAAAGGTAGGGGTGAAAAAACCAGTGAATACAAATTTATTTGGCGTAGAAGCGGAGAACTTTTCTGCTATTTTTGCTATGCTTAATCCAAATTACGAAACGGAAAAAAGTGAAACATTTGATTCTGTAATTTTTAGTTTAGATAATGACGTAGTTTGTTATGTAAATAAGGATGGTGTTCATTATAATAAGATTGAAAAGGATGAACAAGGCAATTTTGCTTTAGGTGAGTCTGTTGACCCTAAGGAAATGACCGTCTTAAAGAACGAAATTGTCACTTTAAAGTCTCAATTAGAAGAAGCAAAGACAACTTCTACAGATGATGATAAGGACGCTTTAGCAGACTTTCAGAAGAAATTAGATGAAAAGGATGCTGAAATTGCAGACCTAAAAACCAATATTGTAGAGTTTGAAAATGAAAAGACAATTTTAAATGGGCAGATTTCTGAACTTTCAGAATTTAAGTCCAATATTGAAAATACTAAGAAAGAAGAAATTCTTGATAAGTTTTCTGAATATTTAAATGATTCTCTTATTGATGAGCTAAAGAGTAAGATGGACAAGTTTACTGTAGACGATTTTAAGAAGGAAGTCTGTGCTACTGCTTACGACAATAGTTCTACCACTTTTTTCTCTAAGAAAAAGGATGAATCAGATTTAATCTACAAAGTTAATGTAGACAATAAAGCAGAATCGGGTATTGAAAGATTATTAGATAAATATAAGAATGGGGGTAATAAGTAATGGCAATTAAATTTTTCGACTGTCATGGTTTTGGTCAGATTGAACCAAATCAGGTTTGGTTTACAAGAGCTGGCATGATTGAAGCACAATGTGCTTTAGACCCAGAAAAGTTTGCTTCTCATTTTCCAATGACTGATACAGAAGCAACTACTGGCAAGATTTATGGTGAAAATGGTTCTTTTTACATGGTAGATAAGGTTAAGAAAATCGTAACGATTCCAACCAAGGCACTATCTGATAAGGGCTATCCAATGGGAATTAATTATTCTACTGAAAAGATTTATAATCAGTTTACTCCGGGTCGTAGAAATTTCTGTATGATTTGTAATGAATTCTATCCAAGACTTGGCTATGTAGAACCGGGTATGAGAATTACTACCAATTCTGTTGCTTGGGATACAACTAATACTACGCTCTTTAAGACAGCTAATACGAATTTTGATAGTGATATTATGTATAATGATGTAAAAGCTGCTGTAGATAAGGGTGATGCAGTTTACGCTTATGTTGTAGAAGGTTCTCATGGTAAATTAACCATTGGTGCTAGTGTTGCAAACGCACTAGGTCACGTATACGCACAGGTTGTAAAGGCTTACACAAATGCTGATGGCACAAAGTCTTTCATGTTCCAGTTCATTAATGAACCAACTGCGTAATTTTAGGTAAAGGAGGTAGAAGAAATAATGGCAACTGATATTAAAGCAATTAAGGACTTAGTTGTATGCTCTTATTATGGCACTAGTCCAAATCCAACTAAGTTTTCTAATAATGATGTAAAAGAAGCACTACATAATGAAATTCATAATCTTTGTTATGATTATAATTCCTATCGTAGAAATAAATTAGACCTTTTTGAAATTCTACAGGAGGCTTATGATGAAATTCTACCACGTTATGTAGAACAGATTATGGGGACTTTTGCTGAAATTAAGACCGTAGCACTTGGTCAAAAGGCACAGTTCGTAAGAAAGAGAGGTCGCCAGCGGGCTAAGCAGTTTATTACTGAAGTAGGTCTTTCTGGTGCTTATGAATCTTTCAGACTAGATAAGGATACTTTTGAAGTTGGTGGACACGCTATTGGTGGTGCGGCTTATATTGACTTTGAAAGATATTTAACTGGTGATGAAGACATCTCTGAATCTACTGATATTCTACTTGAAGGCATTCAGGAAGCTCTAATGGGCGAAGTTCAGAAGGCTCTAATTGCTTCTGTAAACGCCGAAGACCGTCCAACTAAGAATGTTTATGTTGGTGCTGGTTGGGATGCTAATGCAATGGCTTCTTTGATTTCAGTGGCAAGAGCTTATGGTGGCGGTGCTGTAATCTTTGCTGCTCCAGAATTTATTGCTGAAATGGGGCCTGATGCAATTGGTCAACCAATCTTTAAGGGAACTCCGGGTTATGCTGGTGCTACTCCGGTATATTCTCCAAAGGATATTGATGATATTGCTCGAACTGGTTATATTACATCCTTTAGAGGAACTCCAATCATCCAGCTACCACAGTCTTACACTGATGAAACAAATACCACTACTCAGATTAATCCAGCTATGGCTTATGTGTTCCCAACTGGTGGCGAAAAGGTAGTGAAGGTAGTATTTGAAGGCAATACTCAGGTAGATGATTGGCAGCATAGAGATAGAAGCTTTGAAATTGAAGCATATACACGTTTTGGTGTAGCTATTCTAACTAATCATAACTGGTGCGTATATGAAAATACCACACTAGCTAATACAGAAAATTATCCTACTAAGTATCCAGTAGAATAAGATAAAACAATATTATAAGATGAGAAAAGATGGGCGGGCTTAAAAGCTCATCCATCTTTTTTTTGAGTTTAAAGGAGGAATTTAATAATGGAAAGCAATACAAGATTAGTTCAATTACAGAACATGGTTAATAAGACTGTTGGTGTAATTAAGCCTGAATATGGAGTCAATAGAAAATGGACAAAGAAAGGACAAACTATTCCACTACCTTATGATGTTGTAGAACAGCTTTTATGGGATGAAGGTTTTCGTAATATGATTGACCGTGGTATTCTTTATATTAATGACTTGCAGGATAAGATTGATTTAGGTCTAGAACCTTATGGAGCTGAAGAGCCAGAAAATATTATTGTTTTATCCGATAAGCAGATTGAAAATTTACTAAAAGATGTTCCTTATTCTGTTTTTAAGACCGAAATTAAGAAATATACTCTTGACCAGATTAATAGAATTGTCAATTATGCTTTAGAAAACGAAATTGTTGATGTTAATAAATGTTCTTATCTAAAAGAATTGACCGGAACGGATATTATGAAGTCTATTGCTACTAAGAGAGATTTAGAAAGAGAAGAAAAAAACCGTAAGGTGAGAGAAGATGAAGACGCTAAGAGACGTGTATAACGCTTTTTTATGTAAAGTGAATGAGGATGATTGGGCAAATTGCTATTCAGAAGAAGATTTAGAATGGTTTACTAAAGATTGGCGTTCATTTCTTGAATCCGCCATCCCTTATTTTAAATTTCCAAGATGCGGCTTAGAAATTGACGAAGAAAAAGAATGCTTTAAGGATGATTTTTTTGGAAATGCCGAAATTGAAGTTTTGGCTTGCTTTATGAAACAAGAATGGCTTAAAAGAACGATTGATTCGTGGGAGAATATTAAGACTCAATATGAAGAAAGTGACTTCTCACAAGCAAATTTGCTAAAGACTTTTATTTCTTTAAGAGAGCAAATTAAAGATGAAGCAAGAAAAAGTGAAGCTAGATACTATCGTTCTATTGGTAGAAAACCTTTTGATTTTAAAAAATTAGCTGGCAGTGGTGGAAAGTCTTGGAATTAAATGATGTAAAGCAAGCTTATATTGATAAAATGAAAAGTCGTTTATATGGCTTATTAAGAGAACGTGAAAAAGGCGGGCAATGGGAGAAGTTCTTAGATACTATTTTAATTGAACTTGAGGGCTATAAAGAAGACCAAAAGACAATTAACTTTTATTTGCTTTATAGTAAATTGGCGGCGTGTCGTTATTTATCTTTTAAATATTATAGAAAAACGATTTTTGAATGTATGAATCTATTCGATAGGATTGATGTCTAATGGATTATTTTAAAGAAGTATATTTAAAAAGAATGAATATAGATGGACACACCCGACAAGAAAGAGTTTTAACTAGAAAAGAAAAAGAATTTGATAAACTTTTTTTGCGGCAATCACAATGGCAAGCTAATATTTATCAAAAAAATTTAGATGAAGCAGACATTCTATGTTCTTTGCAACCAAACAAATGGAATGAAAGTCAAGAAATCTCAAATCTTTTGGTTTCTACAAAGACTGATAGATTTAATACAGGTGATATTTTAAGAATTTATCAGCGTATTAAAGATATTGAGTATAATAAAATTTGGCTGGTTTTATTTTGTGAAGATAAAATTGCTAAAGGCTATTTCTGTTATAAGCTAATTTGTCTAGATTCTATTATCAATTTTACCAATGAATATGGAGATACTCTCTATTCTGTTCCTGTAAAATTTGTAAATAGTTCAGCAGCAGTAGTAAAAGATTTGTATAATTATGGAATACAAAGTAATGGCTATCGTGAGCCAAATAGAGACACAAAGGTTATTACGCAACGCTTTGATTTTTTAAAGAAAGAAATTTATTTTGAATACAAGAACAAGGGCTTTCAAATAGAAGGTATAGATGATATTAGTATTGATAATGTTGCTTATATTACTATTGGCGAAAAACTTAAAAGAGATATTGAGCCTCGTTCTTCTGAAAATATTGAAGTCGGAAAAGATACTAATTTCTTTTTGAATAATGTTTAAATGGTGGTGATGTAATTGGATTCTAAAGTTAAATATGGACAAGAGCATGGCAAAAATTTAATTAAGATTGCCAAAAAAATTCTTAATAACCAAGATTTATGCAAGCTATTAGTGAATACCAATTTAGACCCCCTAAACAATAAAGATGAAATTAATGGAATGCAACTATTAAATAAAAATGTAAGAGTTGTGCCACTATTAGGACGAGATGAACAATTATCTGATACAAAGTTAGTTTTATTGTATACGGATGGAGAATTAAGTGAAAGCAATTCTGATAATGAAGTTATGACTTTTATTGTTAGTATCTATTGTCCATTTCAACAGTGGTTAATAACAGGTGAAGACTTGCGACCTTACAAAATTATGAGTGAAGTTAGAAAAAGCTTACAAGATAAAAGATTAAATGGATTGGGAGAAATTAAATATATTGGTTTTAATTTTAGCACACTAACAGAAGAAATGGGAAATTTTGTTATGGAGTTTAGAATTTATGCTTTCTCTTAATGATATTGAAGTTATTAAAGAACAGTCTTATGCTTGTTTTCCAAGTCAACTTTCTAATGTTTGTGAAGTCTATCCATTAAAAATGGAAGAAATTATAAAGATGGGGTCAGACAAATATAAAGGATACCTAAATTTATTATTGCTTACTGAAGCGGAAATTGCTAAGATGATTGAGGAAAAAGCAAAGATAGAAGTAGATTTGTCTGAAATAACAACATTATCCTATTTATTACAAAGTGCTAAATTATCTGATTCATTTTTATTGGATTTACAAAATGCTTTCACTACTTTTATAAAAGAAGAAGTTTTATTGCTTCCTAAAATTAATGCCGTGTTAATTGGCAATGATTTTTCTAAAAAGCGGTTAATAACAGAAAAAAATTTTTCTGATTTTCAAGATATATTAAGAATTCAAAATCGCCGCCCGATTGAAGAACCGCCGCCAGAAAATGAATCACCAATTGCTAAAAAATTCCGTTTAAAAAGAGAAATGAGAGATGCTGTAAAGAAAAAGCAGCAACAAAAAAATGGAACTGGTTTATCTACTTGTGATTTATTGGGAATAGCAGAAACTTTTCATATAGATTGGAGAAACTGCAGTGTTTATTCTTTTTATGTGTTGCTGGAACGACACCAGTTAAAAGAAAAATGGCAACAAGATATTCAAATGCTTTGTGCCGGAGCAGATTCTCAAAAATTTAAAACAAAATATTGGGGCGAAAGTCTCAACAAAAAAGATGAATAAAAGGAGGTTTTAAGATGAACAAAGTTCAGAATCTTTTTGATAAATATGGTATCAAAGAAGTTGCTGACGTAACTTTTTACCGTATTGAAAAGAAGCAAGAAACTTATGAATCTCAGAGAAAGATTTTAGCGTCTTCTATCCTAAAAGGGGCTTTAAATTTAAAAACCGTTTATCCTATGACAGATGGTAAAGGTGATGAAGAAGGCTTTGAAGCATATGTCTTTGAAAATGCTGATATTCTAAGTGGAGCAAATTATGATTGTGATGATAGTTTTGACGTAGTTGAAACTCGTATTTTTACTAAGCAGCAAGATAATAAAGAAGCTTTAAAAACTATTGAATATACAGACGAAGATGTTCAGAAAGCTACTCGTATTACTATGGTAGATACAGTAGAAAAGACCATCGTTAGCCAATCTAAAATCGTGGGTTATACCCCAGCTGGCACATTTGTATCTATTGTAGCTTATGGCGAACCAGTAGAAAAGGAAGTTGCTGATGGACTATCTAGCACAAAAACAGTTTATGAGTATACTTATAAGGCTGTTTTTAATGTAAAGTATACTAATACGACCGAAGGTGCTACAGGAATGACTGCTGGTGATACACCAGATGCTAAGAAGTATCCGGGCACTCACGAATACTCTTATATTGAACAGATTCTAATGCTTTTCGCTAAGAATCAGAATTTAATTACTAAGACTGGTGTTCGTTATCAGTTTAGTGATGCTGATACTATTTTTGGTGATTTGGAATTCACTGATGATTTTGCGGCTGCTCCTAATTCTACTGAAAAGGTTGTTGTATGTAGCTTGCCGGGCAAGGTATCTCAGTTCTCTTATGATAAAGACGATGTTCTTGAAGCTATTGAAGGTTTAAATACTTCTTATACCGCTAAGGCTTATGATGTGAGATATGCTGATTATGCTGAACTAATTGTTGAAGATGAAATGGGTTATTATAAGCCAGCATTTTTAGGTTCTACAGCAACTCGTGAATATGATGGTTCTTGGAGCATGACACCATTCTCCGCTACTGATACTTATCTAAAGTTTGCTAAAGCAAATAAGGGTGCTGATATGGCTATCGCTAATGCTGTAATGTGGGGCGATGATGAACATTATAGTATTAATGATGCTATTGACGCTTTAAAGCAGAAGAAAAAAGTTCTTGACGCTAGTGAAGAAAGCGCTTTAAAGGGCATTAATTCTATTTTCGGCGGCTATAAAGTAAAGTCTGATGCTGACCCAGCTGTTGGTAAGTCTGATGAAGATACGGCTTCTAATAAATATAATTATACTGTAGGTGGCAATAAACTACAAGACACTGATGGCGAAGATATTAAATCTACCTATGCTCTTAACAAAGTTCTTGATGCTTTAACAGAAATTTCTTATCAGGATTCTGTAGTTGGTAAGGACTTAAAGGTAAATGCCGAAGGTAATCAATCCAATAGAGCAATCTATGTTCGTGTAGATGGTATGGTAGATACCGCCGCAGGTGCTTATATTTATCTATTACATAACAAGAACTTTAAGCGACTTTCTACCGATAAGAGCGGTGTATTTGAATTTGAAGATAAGAAGGGCAATCATTTGTTCTATCAGGACAAGATTTTTGCTGGTGTAGAATATCTTGCTCTTGTTGTTATTGGTAAGAAGGGCTTAATTTTTGTAGTAAATAGACATGGTGCAAAAGATGTTGAAAAGGTTGCTTGGATGATAAATGAAAACGGCTATCCAACCAATGCTCAGTGTGAAACATTGGTTCATAATGGTTTAATTCATACAGTAGATATTACTGTTGAAGATGAAACTTTTGAAGCTACTTGTTCCGTTAAGCGTTTAAGACTACGTAAGATTGAAAAGCAAGTTCTACGTTATGTTCCAGTTCTATTCTTAGATACTCTAAAGGTTTCTACATTAGAGCAGACTGCTGATAATACAGCTGCTACTGGTGGCAGAGGTAATAGTCAGCTAATTATTTGGGACTTTGGTAAGGAAATTACTTTAACACTACAAGATGCTCTTTATAGTCCAGCTTCCATGAGTGCTATGCTTGGTAGTGGCGGCGTAAACTTTTTAAAGGGTGTTAAGGACACACATAAGATTGATAGAACTGAAAAGTGTATTGCTGAACGCTCTTTCATCGTTCCGGCAGGCAATAGTGTAGGCGTTCCTTCTGAAGGAGATAATACACCACAGGCAGTATATATTGATTTGGCAACCATGGACCCGTATCAAGATGGTACACCAATTGCTGAGGGAGAAGTATACTTAAAATGGACTCGTTCTGTAGCTTATGGTGACAATAGTCTTGGTAATACCATTGAAATTTCTGCTGATAAGTTCCCCGGCACTTACAAGGTTGTTGGTGATACTTATGCTCGCTCTAAGGACACAGGTGAAGACCAGCACTTCCAGTTTGTTATTCCGCAGGCTAAGCTTGGTAGTGAAGTTTCTATTACGCTTGAAGCTGATGGAGAACCAACTGTGTTTGATATGACACTGAGTGTTCTTCGTCCTGAAGATGGTAAAATGGTTAAGCTAATTCAGTATGATGTAGTAGAAAATACAGAAGAAAGAGACGGTTCTACTATGGTTAAGGATACAGAAAATCTAAATCTATTAGATGATGCCGAAATGTATCGTGTAAATCCAGATGCTAAGGAAGATGAAGACGCTATTGGTGCTACTGAATATTAATCTATAAAGAGGGGGGGAAAAGGCTAATGAACATATTTGAACAATATGGCATTAAGGAAGTAGCCGATTGCACTCTTTATAGTATTCATAGAAAAAAAGATGGGAGCGGTGAACTATATTATGTTCCCGCTCTTTATTTAGATACTTTAAAGATTTCTACTGTTGAAAAAACAGCTGAAAATGTGTGGGCTACTGGTGGTTTAGGAAATGCGAGATTAATTAACTGGGATTTTGGCAAAACAATTAATGTTAATTTAGAAGATGCTCTTTGCACTCCTGCTTCATTAGGAATGTGTTGGGGTGGCGTTTTATCTGCTGATTGGAAAGACGCTGAATTAGAACACGATTATGGTATTTCTTTTAATAATAAAAATCCAGTAGAAAGAATTGCTAGAATGGAGAAGGCTTTTTATCCAAGAAACGATAGAGAGAATGGTGTTATTGGTAAGCTTATTCCATTAACGACTTATGATAAAGAAGATACAATTGGTGATTTACCAGTAAAATCTTCTGTTATTGATGGAACTAAAATTGATGGTTTTGGTTACGTAAAGAATAGACCTTACCATTGGTATATGAAGATTGAAAGCGGTGCTAAATCTATTGGTGTAGTTCCAAATAAAATTTTTGATAATGGCGGCAAAGCTTATAAAGTTGACACAAGCAAAATTGTAGTATCTGAAATGCCGACACAATCAAACGGTGAAGAATACAAGTTTAGCGTAATTTATTTAATTAACCCGACAGAAAAGATTACAAAGACTTATAATGAGCAAATTGTTTTAACAAAAGAAAATGTAGTTGCCGATGCTGGGTTGGGTGTTAATCTAAAGAATGCCAAGTTTTTAAGAATTTTAGTTGATAATAACAATAATTATAGCGCTCAATTGTCTAAAGGAACTGCTGAATCTCCAGATGCTTTATGGAAACTATCTGATTGGTCGGCTACTGATGAAGTTGATTTAGAGTTATTTAAAGGAATTGATATGTGGCTAAAATTTGATAGTATTAATGAAATGACTTATTTCTTACTTACAAAGTATGAAAAGAATATTAGTTATATTGGAACAAGAGATATAGATTATTCCAATAAGAAAACCGATTTAGATGAAGCAGAAAACGAAACAGATGTAGATAAAACAACAGAAGGAAGACTTTGGGCATATGTTAGTCCAAAATCTATGAAGCCTTTTGATGATGACTATTGGTTTTCTCAGGGTGAACCTTATTTTATTAAGTCATTAACTTTAGCTACAAAAGAAAAGAAACTAAAAGCACATACAATTCGTATAACAGCTGGACAATTTCCGGGTATGTATATGTTAGTTGGGGAAACTTATATTCGTGATAGAGATACCGGAAAAGACGAACGCTTACAGCTAAAATTCCCATTAGCTAAAGTTCGTTCAGAACAAACATTAACTCTACAGGCGGACGGAGACCCAACGACATTTAATATGGCTTTGGAAATTGCTAGACCAGAAAACGGTATTATGATGGAAATTACTCCGTATGAAGTTGCTGATACTATGATTCAGAATAGCGATGGCACTTTCTCTACAGAAGTGAAAGATGGCTCAACAACAGTTTTGAGTGAATAAAAGGAGGTGAAACCGATTGAACATCTTTGAACAATATGGTATCAAAGAAGTTGCGGACTGCACTTTATATAGTATTGAACTAGATGAAAATGATGATGAAATTTATATTCCAGTTTTGTATCTGGATACACTAAAGGTATCGACAGTAGAAGGAACTGCCAGTCAAGTATCTGCTACTGGTGGTTTAGGAAATGCCGAACTTATTACATGGGATTTTGGTCGTGAAATTACAGTAAATTTAGAAGATGCTTTATATAGTCCAGCTAGTCAATCCATGACATGGGGTGGCAAATATGGTACAAAAACTTTTTCTATTTTAGGCAGCTTCGCAAAAGAAGAATATCAATTAGACAAATATGGTCGGCACATTTACTTAAACGATGATGGCAGTGTGGCAGCGCATACTACCCAATTAGCTAAAAAGGCTAAAGTAAATATTGATAACTTTGATTTCTTTAAGGAAACTGGCGATGATATTAAGAAATATATATGGCGAGTAAATCTTAGAATGATGTCTTACGATAGTGTAGATTCTTACTATAAAGAGGGCGAAGTTGGTATTTCTTATAACTATGATGGTGAATTATGGAGATTTGAAACTTCTAATTCTAATTTTGAAAGTACCACCACTATCACTACTACTACTGATAATTTAATTTTTTATAAAAAAGTAAAAAACAAGAACGGTGATTTAGTAGAAGTTCCTGTAGGCAAATTTACTATTGTAGATGAATTGAATCAATATGTTGTGCCGCCGCAAGAAGCTATTTATCAAATTAAACAGGGTATTGATAATGTTTATTATTTAGATAGAGGTGAAAAAGTTCGAGCTTCGCAAACTTTTGTTATTAATACAGATACTAATACATTACACGCTAATTATCGTTATTTGCCGAAATATTCTCAGTGTGAACTTACCGTTTTTATCGACCCAAAAACTATGATGCCCTACGAACCAAATACGGATGAGTATACAAGAAAAAATGGTGAAGTTCTTACAGGTAATTTAAGAGTGATTAAGCAATACGATATTTATTATAAATGGACACGTAGTAAAGCTTATGACCATACAAGTTTAGGTTCTCAAATTGTAATTGATGCCACTCATTTTCCGGGAACATATAGATTGGTTGGTGAAACTTATTCTAGAAGTAGAAAGACTGGTAAAGACCAAAGATACCAATTTGAAATTCCTCTTTGTAAAATGAGTTCAGATACTAATTTAACTTTACAAGCAGACGGAGACCCAACGACATTTAATATGGCATTAAAAGTTTTACGAAAAGAAGATGGAACAATGATGAAATTAACTCAATATCATGTTAAACAAGCTACTTATGATGGATACGAAAGTGGTAGCACGGTTATTACTCCTATTGATGAAATTTATAGTGAAGACTTGAGTGAATTTACGGATGGGATAGTTAGATACACTATTGATAAGGTTGGGGAAGATGAATGGAGACTCAAAGAAACTATAAATGGAATTTCTGAATATGTCGGAGAACCAGTTAAATTTGAATAACATGATAAAGAGGTGATATAAAAATGAACTTATTCCAAAAGTATGGTATTAAGGAAGTTAGTGATGTTGTTTTCTATAGTATTAATGAAATAGGAGATGAAGTTTTTTATACACCTGTTTTATTTCTTGATACACTAAAGGTTTCTACATTAGAAAAATCTGCTCAAAAAGTAAGCGCCCAAGGCGGCAAGGGAAATAAGAAATTAATTACATGGAATTATGGTAAAGAAATTACTTTAAATCTTGAAGATGCTCTATTTTCACCAGCTAGTATGAGTATGATTTGGGGCGGACTATTAGAAAGCAAATTATCTAAATATACAAGTGCTATTGTTAAATGTAATATGGCTAATAAATATGGAACATTACACTATTCTATTAAAGCATATCCATCTCCTGCTTTAACAGACGAAGAATGGGAAATTATTTTTGAGGTTGCGGAAGAAAATAACTTAGACAGTGGTAGCGGTAATCAAAATGCCACCAAGTATAAGAAGAATGGTGATATTATTGAATCTTATGTGGCAGAAAATAGAAATTCTTTAATTTATAAGTATTTCAAAAGAAAATGGGCTACTGAAACTGAAAAAGCAATGCCGCAGTCAATTATTGATGCTATTATTAAAAAAATTGATTCTTTAGATAAGGTTGGGACTATTGAAACAGATATTCATGAACTTGAAGTTATTGATAGAATGGAAAAATGCATCGTCAAAGATAGAAAAGGTTTAGAAATTAGCACTAAAAAGCAAAAAGAAAACTTATTACGTTATTACAAAGACGATAAAACGAGTTCTTATACAATTTTTTATGATGCTAAAACTATGTTGCCACTATTGCAAGTCAATGATGCCGGAAAGGTATTAGGCTGGGATGGCGACAAAGATGATGATAACGATGGTATTTTAGAAGAAACAGACAAGTTTAGAATTAAAATTGGGACTGTTTATTATAAATGGACAAGAACAGTAAAATATAAAGAATCAGAGGATGATGGTATTTTAGGCAGAACTCTTGTGATTGATGCTGAAACATTCCCAGATGATTATAAGATTGTTGGTGAAACTTATATTAGAGAACAAAAGACTGGTAAAGACCAAAGATACCAGTTCGTTATTCATAGAGCTAATGTATCTTCTGACACTTCTATTACACTACAAGCTGATGGAGACCCAACAACCTTTAGTATGCAAATTGATGTTTTAACCCCTCCAAATGATATACAAATGGAACTAAAACAATATAATGTTGAAGATGATTTATTAGAAGGTGGAACAAGAATTGTGCCGCAACGCTCTAGATATACATACACTCCAACAAATATTGACATGGTTGAGTCTATCAATGTGCCTAATAATGAAATCTATTGACAAATGGGATAGTAGAAATACTATCCCTTTTTTTATAGCTAAATAAATATTTTTATACTTTTTAAAAAGAAGGAGGTGAAAGAATGGAAGACTTTTATGGAATAAAAGAGCTATATAATGTAGACATTAGAGCTTTAAGACCAATTGACATCGGTTCTAAAAGATTTGACACAAATGAAAGCATTTTATCTTTTAAAACAGCAGAATTAGCCAGAGTTGATGAAAACAAAAAATTTGTTTCAGCGAACGGCGGCTATCATAATCCGGCATTGGTTAATTGGGAAGTGGATAAAGAAATTAAATTTGGAATAACTCATGGCGTATTATCGCCAAAAAGTTGGTCAATTTTAAGTAATTCAAAACTCTTTAGCCCAAAGACAAAATCAGTGCCTTATCAAGAAGAATTGGATGTTATTGAAGATTCGGAATACTGTTTCTGCAATTTAAAATTTATACCCAATGCTTGTTTAGAACTTATGGGGGTGCAGGGCAATCCAAATAATGAGCCTATGCCAATGGGACGTAGACCAGAACTTATGTTAAAGCCTTTGCCGCCATCAAAAGAAAAGTATATCTTTTGTTATGATTATGAAACGGGTGAACGCATTAGAAATTTTGATATTTGCGGTAACAGAATTTTTTTCAAAAGTAGTAATTATAGAAAAGTTTTTGTTGATTATACTTTTGATTATAGTGGTGGAATTGAACTGATTTCTATAGGCAACAGATTAAATAATGGCTTCTTTAGACTTACAGCCACGATGAGCAATAAAAGCGAAATTAGTGGAGAGGTTAATACTACTTTATTAGAAATACCCAAATTAAGATTTCAATCCTCCTTGTCGATTCAGTTAGGTAAAAATTGTGATAATAGTGTAGTAAGTGATTTCTTCTTTGTTGGTTATCCTGATGAAGATAGAAAAGATAAGCAAAAAACAGCTATTATTACTTTTTTAGATAGTGAACTAACTGGAGATTATATTTGAGAGGTGATAGGATGGCTTACTCATATTATTATCAATTTTATGCCGGAAAAGCTACTTATTTACCTGAATACAAAGAAAGATTTAATAAAATACAGAATGAATTAATTTCTGCTAAAAAAACTTATAGTGAAATTATTAATAAAAATAATGGTGTAGCGGCGAATAATGGAGAATTAAACACTAATTTTTTGAGTGGTTTAAAAAAAGAAATTGTCGCAAGCCTTAAAGAAGAATCTATTCTCTATAATGCCGTTGGACTTTCTGCTCCCACTTATGATATAGATAATATTGATAGTTTTTTATCTGAAAGTAAACAAAAAATTTCAGAATTAACAAATCATTTTGTAAGCACAGACAATAAAGGGTTATTTGATTTTCTAGCAGGATTAAATGACAACAGAATACTTAATTCATTAGCTGGCTTTATGACAACACTGTCTTTTACAAAAAGAGGAGAAGGTAGCCGTTCAAAAGGTAAGTCACTTTTAACTGGAAGTGTTAATCGAGCATTAGGAAAGCGAGGCTCACAATATAATAGATATAGAGAAATTATGGAATACATTTGGAACGATTTTTTTGCTAATGATGAAGTTATAGAGCTATTAGAAAGCTGGAATGATGAAAATAGTATATATAAAAATATTACAAAAGAATCTTTTGCTAGTTCCGAACCAATTTTTGAAATTATTACGAATGCTTTAGATAGTCAATTCGGTGCAATTTCTAGTAAAGGATTACGAAGCAAAAACAACTCCGCTCGTTCTAAATCTTTAAATACAAGCACTGGTGAAACTAAAATTAAGCGTTTTTATAAAAAAGTTTGGACAGACTTATGCACTCAATTTAATGTAAATTCTGCAGACAGACTTTCAAAAGTTCAACAAAAAGTAGGTTTTTTAGGCGGCTCTTTGAAGCTTGAAACAAATATACGCTCTTCAACCTATGGTGAAAAGGTTTTAATGACACTTTATCAAAAAGAAGAGGACGTTGAAAAAGCAAATAAAAGAATTACAAACGGACAAGTGGTAAAAGCTTTTATAGAAGCTCTTGAGAGTGCTTATGCCGCCGTTCCAGATTATGTTGATGCTTTAGACTTTATAAAACAAAACACGAGATTATTAAAAAATTATATCCTGTCTTCTTATGGACTAAAAGAAAAAGCCGCTGCGGCAAACGACAATTCCGCAAAATCTATTTTTGCTTTATTTTCTAAATCTTCTATATCTGGTTTATTGGGTGAAATTGGAGCGGCGATTGCTTTTCGTTCATCAAGTTCAGCTTTGTTATCTTATGACGCTATTATTACTGGAAGTGAAAAAGATACTAGTGGTAAAAAAATAGCAACAGACGTAAAGCTAGAAGTTAGAAAAATAGGAAAGAATGGAAGAGTTTATAATCCAAAAATTCTAAACATTCAGGTAAAAAATTATACTACACAAAAGAACAACATTCAACTGTATTCCGGAACTGAGTTGAGTATTGGTTCAATGGATTTAAGTCGATATACTTTTAAAGGCTCTAAAAATTTTATTAAAGTATTAAATTTTTTAATAGCAAACCAAGAAGTAATGTCTTATTTTGGTGTCAATGGTTTTACAAAAGAAGAGCTATCTGAGGGTTTTAATCTTTTTATTGATACTTTTTTACGTTCTGCTTCTCAAAGTTTAGAAGGTGAATTAAGCAGCATAACACGGAACGCTTTTTATTATATAAATAATCGAATAGTTCCGGCTTCTTATATATTGGCAACAGCATATCAGCAAGCGTGGGAATTAAAACAACAAAATAAACAACTTTTTAGTTTAGAGGGAATTTTTCCAAATGTAGAGCATATTAACATGGAAGACCCTACTAGAAATTATTTACCTATTGATACGAATTTACAGCCAAGAGCAAGAAAGGGGGGTGTCGGATACAAAAAGAATAAAGCGGGTAGAAATCAGCATTATCCTATTAGAGCCTATAGTTTTGAATTAGGTAGTGAACGCTTTCCCAGAGAAATTAATGAGAATTTGGTAGCTGGTTTAAAGGTAAAATTTAAGGGAATTACAGTTAAATTTTAAATGCCTTTTCGTGAGGTGAGATATAATGGCAAATAAAAAGGTTTATACGATAGAAGGGCAATTAGATACCCGACAAATTATTGATGGCTTTAGAAATATGGCTAAAAGTTTAAGAGGTGCTGTAGATACTAAAGCTTTAGAAAAATTAACAAATGAATTTGATAAACTAGAACTGGCGGCAAATGACTATAATCGAATTATGTCAGAAGGAATCGTTGATACTGCTGGACTTAAAAAAGCACAAAAAGAAGTAGAGAATTTTTATACTAAAGTTCAGACTGTTTTAGGACGAGTAAAGCAAACTGCCAGCGACCCAACTCTAGCAATTTTATCAGATGAGCAATTACAATATTTTAAAAGAAGAAAAAGCGAATTAAAAGCACAAATTACTGAATTAAACAAAATTATTCAAGATTCCAATTTACGTTTTACAAAAGCCTTTACTGGAATTGAATTTAAGAATGGGCAAACAAAAATTGATTTTCAGTTAGACACAGAAATTTCACAAGAATTATCAAAAGCTTTGTCTACTGGTAATTTGGCTGACTTTAACAAACAAGTAGATAAGTTAGGAGATAATGTATCTCAAACACTTGCTAAAAAGCTTACTACTGGTTTTTCTGATGGAATGAAAAGAAATGTAAAAACATTGGAATCATTAGGAGCTAGAGTAGCATCACAGGTTCAAAATATTAATAAAATTTGGAATAGTGAAAAAAATGTTGCTGATTATTTAACTGGTTCTGATAAGGGAAAAGCTATTAATCTATTAGGAGTTAATAAGCAAAGAACTATTTCTAATAGAACCGCTCAAATAGAAGCAATTGACCAAGCAGGAGTAATTAGTTCTGAAAAATATAGAGATAATTTAGAAGAAATTGCTCGATTAGAAAGAGAAATTACTAAAGAAGAACAAAAGGCTATAGAAGTAAGACAAAAATCTGAAGAAATTAGTCAAAGAAGAGTTGCTATAGAAAAAGAAATAGCAGATATAAAAAAAGAAAGTAATATTGAAGATTTAGAAAAACGAGTAAAAAATGAAAGAGACATTCCAAATGAATTAAAAAAATATATAAATGCGGAAGATGTTCGTAAAAATGATTTGACATCTCCTTTTGCCGCATTAAAAGCTTTAGCAGAAGACAAAAATTTTGATAAGTCTATTGAGGAAAAATTAAATGAATTGGGAGCTTTTTCCAAAAGGGGAAGTTCCAAAGGATTCATAAAAATTTGGGATAAATTATCCCAAGATGCGGAAGTATTTGAAAAAATACCTGAACAGATAAGAGAGGTATTTAGCAAAGTATATGAATCTATAAAAGCTGGCGGATTAGATAACAGAAATGGTAATCCTACTGAATATGCTAAGCTATATCAGCGTGCAGCAGCAGTTTTACAAGTAGAAGACCAGCAAAGAGCACAAGAACTATTGGACGCAGCAAATGATAGAATCAACAAACTTAGCGACCAAGCAAATGCTTTAAAACAAGAATCTAAAAATATATTGCCCGGAAAAGCAGAAGAAGAATCAAGAAAAAATATAGCAAATTATCGAAAGCAAATTAGTGATTTAAATAAAGAAAATACTCAATTTTTAAATAGAGAAAATTTGCAACAAGAATTAAATGAATTAGAAAGACTTACAGACCAAGCAAATATTAACAAATTAGAACAAATCAAAAACATCCTGTCTGAAATGGGCATTGATACAACTGACATTCAAACGATTGAACGAGCAACCGAAGCAGTAAAAGAATTGCAAGCTGCTGTAAGCAATGCTCAACAAGACCGTCAAACAATTATGGGGCAGGTTAGAACTGCAGGACAGTCCGCTTTAGGGAATCAAGATTCTTATTCAATGGATTCTTATGTGGAACAAAGAGATGAAGCTCAAAGACAATTACAGAATGTAGAACAAGAACAAGCAACAAAAACCAATGAGCGAGTAAGACAAAGCTTAGAATCTATTAGTGAAGCGCAAAATGATGTCGCTCAATCAACTGAAAATGCCACTAATGCTCAAAAACGTAGTGCTTCAGTAATTGGTGACTCATTAGAAAGACAACAGCAACTCAATTCTTCTCTTGAAGATTTTAAAGATAGAATTAAATATTTTATTTCATTTCAAAATGTTCTATATGGAGTTAAGAATGCTGTTTTACAAACGTATAACGATGTAGTAGAATTGGACGAAGCACTAGCATCTATTGCTATGGTCTCTGATTATTCTGTAGAAGATATGTGGGGATTTTATGACCAATATGCCGACATGGCACAGAAGATGGGACAAAATACTAAAGATGTTATTCAATCTAGTGCTTTATACGTACAACAAGGGAAGGATTAAGCCTTTACATACGTAAAGGAGTTAGCGTATTAAAGTATTCCAGCAATCCCCTTATGTCCATAAAGGTAGCCACAACAACCTAAAAACATTTGAAAGCCTTTATGAATTATGATATAATAATATTGTAATAAAGAAAAGGAAACTTTTCTAATAAAAAGATAGGAGTGATTGCGAAATGACTAAAACAATTATTATTGACGGAAAGGAAACTCATTACACAATTTCAGACAAGGGTGAGGTTTTTAACAAGAAAACAGGCAAATTTTTAAAAGGGACTTATGCCAGAAATGAGTATCATACGGTTCAATTAACAATTGATGGTAAACCAAAAACCTTTATGACACATAGACTTGTAGCAGAAATGTTTTTGCCAAATCCAGACAATTTATCAACTGTAATCCATATTGATGAAGACAAATATAATAATTCTTTAGACAATTTGCAATGGAGCGGTGAGCCAAGAAGAAAAGGTAGTCGTCCTCCCAAAGTAAAAAGGGAAACTGTTATTATTGAACCAAGTGATGATTGGAAAGTAATGCCATTTTGTAATACTTATTTAGTAGGTAGAAATGGACAGATTTACAATACTTATACTCAGAAAATGGTTAAGGGAACAAACAGAAATGGATACTTACGAATGCAAATTGATGGAAAGTTTTATTCTGTTCATAGACTTGTTTATGAGACCTTTTTCGGGGAAATTCCAGAAGGAATGGTAATTGACCATATTAATGGAATTAGAGATGACAATCGAATCGAAAATTTACGTTGTATTACACAGTCTGAAAATGCTATGAATGCTCAGTCGAATGGGCATAAATGCCAACATAAAGTTGGACAATACGAAATCAATAGTGATGTTTTAATTAAAGAATATCCAAGTTTCGCTGCGGCGGCAAGAGAAATGGGAGTCTCTTCGGGTGCTATTATCAGTGCCGCAAAACGCAATGGAACAAGTTGTAGATATAAATGGAAAGAACTTTAATAATTAATTAGCCTTTGAAACGATTTGAATTGCGGGAATCTCCTTAGAGCTTTTGTTACTAAGCAATTATTATTGTGGTAAGATTAACAACCTTAGTATAGTAAAAAGGCAAAAGATTGGACAATCCGCAGCTAAGTTATTTTTAAAAAAATAAAAAGTCCAACGATTATCCCCTTTCAAAAGGGAGTAGTATTAAACAATGCGAAGTGAATCACCTTATTAGGTAAGATATAATCTTGGCTCTATAGAAATATAGAGCTGTTTTTTTAAACAGTATAAGAAAGTAGTAATTCTTATAGAAAGAAACGCTAAGTTTGGAAGAATCAATGGGATTAACTGAATCTACTCTAAGATTAGCAACACTAGCACAAGAAAGCTTTACAGAATCTACTAAATATTTGACTTCTGCTTTAAGAGGTTTTAAACTCGAAATGTCAGATGCGGATAGAGTAGTAGATGTATATTCTGAATTAGCTGCTAAAGCAGCAGCAGACGTTAAATTAATCGTTAGCGTCTAAAGAAATTAATTGCTGGGAAATCCTTATAGGACAATCAGCAGCTGTGTTATTTTTTATAATAAAAAGTTCAACGACTATCTGAAAACAGAGTAAAATAAAGATATTTGAAAAATTTTTTGAAAAAGATATAGTCTAAACCTTATAGTAATATAAGGCTCTAAGCATTAAAATAGAATCGAATTTTAATGAAATGTAATGTAGCGACATTGCTAATGCTATGAGTAGAACTGCATCAATTTCTGAATCAGCAGGTATGGCTCTTGAAACCACTGCTGCTTTCTTAACACAAACAGTAGAAACAACTCAGGAATCTGCTGAGAATATTGGTTAAAGCTAGCCAATAAAAAATTTTTTAAAATGACGGGAAAGCCCTTAGAGCTTTAACTACTAAACTATGATAGTGATAGCATAGTGGTAAGATTAACAACCTTAGTATAGTAAAAAGGTTAAAGATTGGGTAATCCGCAGCCTAATTTCAGATTAACTGAAAAAGGTTCAACGACTATTGATAAATAAAACCAAGTGGTTTAAAAAATTAGATACAAAGATATAGTCTCAACTTTATAGAAATATAAAGCAGTTCATAAGAGAACGTATAAGAATTAACGCTTCTTATAGAAGATAATTGACAGCTATGAAATCAATCATTGCAAGATTTACAGAGCTAAAAGAAAATGTTGCTGGAACTTCTGAATCACAATTCAGCGACTTAAATTATAATAATGTAGACAAGGCATTAAAATCTATTGGAGTTTCATTAAAAGATAGTAGTGGACAATTCAGAGATATTGATGATGTATTTCTAGATATTTCTAAGAATTGGCAAGGATTATCAAGAAACTCTCAAAGATATATTGCAACTGTTGCAGCTTGAAAAACAATACGGGTTGCGTAATACTTTTTGAATTGCGGGAACTTTTATTATGTAATACAACCAAACAATATTAGTAATAATATTGTGGCGAGGGTAATGACTGAGGTATGGTAATATCGTATTATGTTAAAAAATCCGCAGCCAATTAAGCTATGTTATAGCTAACGGTTCAACGACTATTCCTTATGGAAGTAGATTTTTTAAATCGAAGTAAAAAGCACGAAAGTGAAGATATAGTCTAAACTATAAAAATTATAGTTAGGGTAGTAGACGATAAATCTCGTTGTCCACTGCTTTTCACGGCTTTATAATATGAATAACTAAAAACCTTCTTAATTGTCGGGAATATTCAATAACTTTTTAATAACTAAACATTGTTAGTAATGACAATGTGGCGAGGGTAATGACCGAGGTAAAGTAATATCATTAAAAAGGAACAATCCGCAACGGAGCTTCTTGAAAGAAGAACGCTCACAGACTATCGAAAGAGTAGAATGATAAAAGCATTTGAAAGAGAAGGTAGAAATCAATTTTTATTAAGTTTATTAACTTAATAAAAAGGTTTCTAAAAATATAGTCGGAAGACAAAAAATCACGGAAATTGAACCTGATGAAAACGAATTATTTTAGATGGAAAAGAAACTTCTTATGTGGTAAATCCGCATGGTCGTATTAGAAATTTAAAAACAAATAGAACATTAAATGGTTCAATTTTACATTCTTATAGATATATCAATTTTAGACAAGATGGAATGAACAGAAATAAGGCAGTTCATAGATTGGTTGCCGAAGCTTTCATTCCTAATCCAGAAAACAAACCATATGTTGACCACATTGATGGAGATAGATTAAATAATGATATTTCTAATTTAAGATGGGCAACAGAATTAGAAAATGCTCAAAATAAACATTTAGATAAAACTCCTGAAAGTCCTAAATTTGATGAAATTGTTTTTACGCAAGAAGAATTAGATAATGAAATTTGGAAAGAATATAAAGATACAGGTTATTTTATTTCCAATTTGGGTAGAGTGAGAGGGATTAAAAACAAAATTTTATCTGGAACTAAATTAATGTCTGGGTATATTAGTTATAGTTTAGGTAAAGAAAATCTTTTAGGGCATCTTCTTGTTTGGATAACTTTTATTGGAAATAAAAAAGAAAATACAGATATTAATCATATTGACGGCAATAAGCATAACAATAGATTATCTAATCTAGAAGAAGTTTCTCACCAAGAAAATATGCAAAAAGCAGCAGATGAAACTAATGCTTGGAATTTTAGAAAAGTTGGAGAGTATAATGACAAAGGAGAGCTTTTAAATGTATATTTGAACGCAAGTGATGCGGCGAGACAAATTGGGATTTTGCCGGGTTCTATGAGAAATACCATTAGAAGAAATGGTAAATGTTTTAATGGATTAATGTATAAATATTTATGATATAGGCTATAGCTATGAATCGTGATTAGTTGGTATTTAAACAGTCGAGATTTATTGCTTAATTTATCAGGCAACAATATTTGAATTGCTGGAAAATCCTTAGAGCTTAATAAACTACAACATAAAAAGAAATTTTATATGCGAAAGTTAAAAATTATTAAGATTGGATAATCAGCAGCCAAGCACCGCTTAGGTGAAGGTTCGACGGTCATTTTTTTAGGGACAAGCGTCCTGAAGCGGAAATTTCAGAAATGATAAGATATGACCTTTTCTTATAAGAAATTATAAGTTCTGAATAAGAAGAAGCGATGTAGCGAATCGCTTTAAAAAATAAAGATGATGAGTGATTATGACCGCACAATGGAATTAATTGATGCGGCATATAATTCAGCAGGCAAATCACAACAACAATTTGCCAAAAACATGGAAACCATTGAATTTAAAACCAAAAGATTAAAGAATTCATGGGAAACTTTAAGACAATCGTTTGTTAATAGCGATTTCTTTAAGGGAGCAGCCGATTCTGCTAATAATTTATTACAATCTTTAAATGAATTATCTGGTTGGGATTACGCAGCTTTAGCGGCGACTTTTTTAATTTTTGGTAAGACAGTTATTACAAATATTGTCAAGGGAATGAGCACAACCATTACAACAATAAACTCATCAATTGGTAATGCTTTTGAAAAAATATCTCAAAAAATTATTCCTGAAAGCTTAAAATTAAAAATAGGATTAAGTTCTGATAGTGAACAAAAAATAGAAGAGCTAAAACAAGAAATCAATAATTTAAAAGAACAAAAAATTAATATACAAGCAGATACCGCAGAAGCGGAAGCAAAAGTGGAGCGTTTAAAAGCTCGACTTGAAGAATTAAATAGTGAAAATCGAGCAGCTGAATTACAATCTTCAATAAATAGACGAAAACAGTCTATGAGCGACCGTATTAGTGCTGTAAGGCAGAATTTAGGAACTGAATGGGCAAAAAATGCTAAAGATGAACAAATTGTAAATTTACTAAAATCATCTTCATCTTCTGAAAATTGGTTGTCTGTAGAGCATCAAAATTACCAAAAAGATTATCAATTATTACAACAAGAGCAAGAGCAATTGCAAGACTTACTAAGCGAAAGAGGAGAAATCGACCAGCAATTATCTGAAACTTTACAGCATATAGCTGAAAATAATGGACAAATTCAAGACTTAAACAATAATATAGAGCAAGATGAAACAAGTGTATTATCTCTTGAAGGAAACGCTGAAAACGAAGAAGCTGAAATAAAAGCAAGGGCCGCTGTTTACGGTCAGGTCTTTTCGACTGCTTTTACTACAGCGGCTACAACGGGATTATTGGCTAACAGTCCATTGAAAGCCTTTGGTGCTACTATTGGAACAACTTTAGTAGCAATGATTCCTCAAGTTGTTGGCATTTTTTCAGAAATGGGAATTCAAAGTGGATTAGCTTTTATAAAAAGTGCTGGCCCAGTAGCTTTAGTTATTACAGGCGTTGTGGCTGCGGCTACAGCAGGTGTAGTGGCTATTAGAAATAAATTAAAAGAAATTGAAGATAATAAGATTGAGAATAGAATTACTGCCGCAAAAAAGCGTTTAGATGAATTAGAAGATGCCGCAAATACCGCAACTACTAATGCTAAAGAAGCAAAAGATTCAGCAAAATCCATGAGTGATTTAAAAGAAGAATACGAAGCTTTAAATTCTAAACAGGTTAAAACTTCCGAAGAACAAGAAAGATATAATGAATTAGTATCTCAAATTAAAGACCAATTTCCCGAAATAATAACTCATTATGATGAAACTACAGGTAAGTTGCAAGTTCAAGCTGAATTATGGCAAAGCATGGTTGATGCTCAAAAAGAAATCTCTCAAGGAGATATAAAAGAGAGTTATCTAAAGAATTTGTCAGCAGCAAAGGAATCTCTGAATTTATCTCAATTACAATTGGAATTAACAGAGAAAAAACCTACTAATTTTGATAAAGTATATCAAAAATTTTTAGCTATAAATCCTTCTTTTGATTCAGATTATAAAAACAATTGGGACTGGAATATACAAGAAGGACAAGCTAAAATGTATCTTGAGGGTATCGAGAATATAATTAAAAAAGATTTTGATTCTGATTTTGATTTTCAAGATATATTTGATAAACAAGGCATTAAAATTAATTTTGAAACTATTAGCGATGAAGATTCACGGGCTTTATTAGATTTACTTATTGACAAAGAAAATACAGGTTCTTCAAAATTTAAGAATGTGCTAAACTATTTTGAAACGGTAAAATCTGAAATTAATTTGCAGGTGGATGAAGTTCGTAGAGCACAGGAAACTTTAGAGAACCAACAAGTTGCTTATTTATCACAAGCAATACAAGGCTTACAAGATGAATCAGAAGCAGTTTCCGATTTTGTTGCTTTACAGTTTAAAGGACAATTTGAAAAAGTTTATGATAGCGTTCCTAATTACGAAAATGACCTTAGCTCCGATGAAAAATCGACATTAGCAGCATATGGAATAACAAGTAAAGAAGAATATGAGGGATATGAAGAAGACAAATTACTCAGTATTTTAAATTCAGCTGTTGCTGGATATGAACAATTACAAACTGCCCAAGAAAGAACAATAGAGTTAACCGACAAACAAAAACAATCTATTTCTGAATTTGCTCAAAAAGTTCCAGAATTAACAGCAGCTCAGCTACAATCCTACCAAATCGCCGGAATAAATGCAGAAGAATTTGATAAATATAAACAGCAGTATATTGACACTTTAAATTCAGCTCTTTCTGATGCTTCAAGTTTCACAACTTATGGAAAAGATGTATTTTCTACATGGACTACAGACCAAATCAATCAATTTGCTTTAAGTATGGCAGATATTTCTGATAGACTTGGAGAAGACACAGCTAAAGATTTTGCTGACGCAGCATTAAAATTCAAAGACCAATATAATCTAACTGCTAAAGAATTTAGTGCTTTAATGTCTACTGACTTTGTTAATACTGATTTAACAAATATTGAAGAAGCAAAAGAATCTATCATTAATGTTTTAGAAGAATCAATGACTAGTGATGAAGCTAAGGCGGTAGTTGAAGCCTTTTACAATATGGCTGAAGATATGGGGCCTTTGGATTTAAAAATAGATACCGAAGGTGCTTTAAAAACAATTGAAGACCAAGTAAAAGGTAAACTAGATGATATTGTTAAATCTTTCAGTAAAACAGTTCAACCAGCTATTGAAAATCAGTTAACAAATGGCTTTATCAATTTTTCAGACTATTCATCTTTAGCTGACGAATTAAAAACTATGAAGTTAGATATTAACGATTATGTTAAAGCAACTTCTAATGGTTATGTTCTTGATACAGAAGCACTTAGAGATGCTTATGTAAATCTAGCTTTAACTCAAGACCAATTAGTTGAAGCAGCAAAAGACCAGTTGCGGCAAGCTATTAGCGAAGAGCAACAAAAACTTACTACACTACAACTATATCAGGCACAATTAAATGCTACAAGTTCTCAGATTTCATTAAACAATGTAATTATTTCTCAATTACAAACAATGAATTTGCTACAAGGAAAATATGTTCCTGCTAGTGGAATTGTTAACTTTAATCCGGCTGAGTTATCAGCTGAGAAAAAAAGTGTTTCTGATGCAATAAGTGGCTCTAAAAAACAAATTGAAGATTTAAATAAACTTTTGAATGATGAAAGCTACTTAAAGAATATTGGTCTAATGGGAGAATCTGCAGCGGCAGAGATTCTATCTGGCTATGGTGATGCTCAAAAAAAAGCTACAGAAGCTCAGAAAAAAACCGCTGACAATGCGAATAAAGTAGCAGACGCACAAAAGAAAGTTGCTGATGCAGAGAAGAAAGTAGCAGATGCTCAAAAAGATTTACAAGAAGCTTTATATGGAACTGAATGGTATGAACCAGCAATCGACCATTTGTATAACTATACTACCCTAATTGAAAGATTAGGCAAACAAGCTGATGAAACAAAAGAAAAAATTGAAAATCTAAAATCAGAAGACAATGTTGATGATTTAGTTAAAAAATACCAAGATTTAATTCATCAAGAAGCTGTAGCAACAAAAGCTGAAAATGCTGTAATTGAACAGTCTGTTCAAAACTTCTTAAAAGTGTTAGATGAGAATTATGCAGGTTATTATTCTATGATAAATGATAGAGTAATGATTGATATTAAAGCATTGACTGATGCTCCTATGAATGATGACTTAAAGTCTTATGCAATGGAAACAGCACAGCAAATCAATGAACTTTTAGACCAGATTGATGATAACAATGACAAATTAAAAGATAGATTAGATGAAGCGGAACAAATTAGAAAAGATGCTAGAGATAAAGTAATTGACTTACAAGACAAAGTAGTAGAAGTTCTAAAAGAAAAATATCAAGAAGAAATTGATGCTACCAAAGACAAATATAGTGCTTTAGAGGAAGCAGATAATGATTATCTAGATGCTCTTGAGGAAGCCATTGAAAAACAGCGTAAGCTTAGAGATAGAGAAAATTCTTATGAGGATTTAGCACAAAAAGAGCGTAAATTAGCTTTATTAAAACGTGATACATCTGGCACTAACCAAAAAGATGTTTTATCTTTAGAAGATGAAGTCCAGCAAGATAGAGAAAAATTATTAGATGATGAAGTAGATTCTTTAATTGACTCTATGAAAGAAATGTATGAAACACAAAAAGAAGCAAGAGACGCTGAAATCGAATATTTAGAAGATGTTCTTGATGCCGCTGATTTATATAAAGAAGCCGCTGAAATTATTAGTAATTGGGCTTCTCAGGAAGATATGACAAGTTGGTTCTTTGAAAATAATCCAGAAGTAGAAAGCATGACAGTTGAAAAACTCGAACAATATAGAGATGAGTTAGAAGAGCTTTATAATGCCAGAGAAGTTTATATGACAACTTCAACAGTTGACTTTACTAATGCTTTACAAACCACACAAGGAGAAGTGGAAGCTACTATTTCTGCTATTAGTGAGACTTTAACAGACGAAGCTGACCGTTCATTAGGAGAAGTCCAAGAAAAGGTGGCAGATGCGCAAGAGAAAGCAAGAGAAGCATTACAAGATGCTTTAGATGCTTTGGCTGATGCACAAAGTTCTGTTGCTGATGCTATGGCTGATACTGCTAACACTTCTATGAATTATATGAAACAAGTTTCAGATTATTATTCAAGCTTATTGGCTTCCATGATGGCAAATCAAGCATCTCAAACTGTTATTGCTATGGGTGCTCAAGGACTAACCACCGCAGAAAATGAAGAACTTAAAGCTTTACAGAATAAAAAGACCAAAACAGCTGACGATAAAAAACGAATTCAAGAACTACAGAATAAAGGTAAAACACATAGTATTTCTCAGACCGCCGCAAATCCTATTACAGGAATTACGGGACAGTCTTTAACTAGTGCCGTTTCTAGTATTAAGATTAAGGCACAAAGAGAACAAGATTGGAAAAGCACTATATCGCAGCATAAAAGTTCTAAAGACTCTAGTGGAAAACAAAGAAACTATGTCTTTTCTACTGGAACAGACTCCTATTATTTTAGCACACAACGAGAAATGCAAGATTGGTATAACAAATGGAAAAATAGCGGCAAAATTAGTGGACTTACAAAAGATTCCAAAGGTAATTTTGCGGCAAAAGCAAAGAAAAGAACAGGAAAGCATGGTTTTTCAAATCTTTCTGGTTTCAAATATGCTGACGGCGGCTTAGTAAACTATACTGGCCCGGCTTGGGTAGATGGAACACAGAATAAACCGGAAGCTTTCTTGAATGCCGAAGATACAAAACGTATTGGACAAGCGGCAGAATTACTAGCTAATTTACCTATCTTTAATAACACAAGTAATGCTAATAACGCAGTTTCCGCAACTTATGGAGATACAAACGTCTCTGTCAACATTACAGTAGAGAGCATTGCTAATGATTATGATGTAGATAGAATGATGAAACGAGTAGAAGAAAAAATAACGAGTGCTGCCAAACCAATTGGAACTTCGGTTATTTTAAAAAAATAACTTTTAGACCTCTTGCCTTAATCTGGCGAGGGGTCTTTTTTGTAGGAGGTAAAAGGATGAAAGATTTTGTTGGTTTTCGCTTTGGAAACATTCATACAAACGATTTGAATTTATTAGTTGTTTCTTCAAGTGATAGATATAATAAAAATTTGTTGCCTGACCCAACAGACTATACAACAGATGTAGTTGGTTCTGATGGCACATACTATTTTGGTCAGACTTATGATAAAAGAGAATTCTCATGCAATATTGCTTTTGATAACATTTCAGAAGAAAACTGGAGAAAAATTTCACAAGTCTTTTCCACAGACAAATTAAAGGATTTAGTTTTTGATGAACTTCCTTATAAGACTTATAGAGCAAAATTATCATCGAAGCCAGATTTTAATTTTATTTGTTTTACTGATAGACATACAGGTGAAAGAGTATACAAGGGTGAAGGAACTTTAAATTTTATTTGTTATTTTCCTTATGCTTTTGGTTTTAATAAATATATTGTTCGGGCGGCAGATTATTATTTAAAGACACCACCCGAAAGAATTATTTTAACTAACACTATTGAAGAAAATCCTTATAAAAAGAAAAAACAAAAAATTTATAATAAAAATACTAAAGAATATTATAATGTTGAAAACAATATGGGAACTCCATGGAAAGGGGGTTATCCAACTATTGAGCAAGTTCAAGCTGGCGAACTATATTTTAATACTCCTGATGGAGAAAAAACAATTATTGATGTAAGGGGATATTGGGATAATGTGCCTGAATGGGCAAAATCTTCTAAACTATTGACGACACCAACTTTAGATTATGACCAAGAGCTTATCTATTTGCCGCAATATTCCAAAACGAATTATATCAATATGGATACAGGATTAAATAATGAAAATGCTTTAATCGGTAGTAGATTATTAGTTTATAATCCGGGTGATATTCCAATAGATTTTGAATTAAGATTAGATAATAACGAAAGAGGTTTTTGGACTAATAGGGGAAATCATTTTCAAATTAGACGCTATAATGTTCAAAGGTTACCTATTCCGGCAGCAGTAGATTGGACAGGCTTAACCACTGAAAGTCCAATTGACGAAGATACAAAAAAATACGGAGACGCTTATTTTAAAAAGCCTAATGTTCTACCATGGCTTTTACCTAATGGAATTATAGTGGGACGACCAGACCCAAGATTATTAGGAAAAGCACATCCTAAACATTGTTATATAGCAGAACCTATTCCAAGAGAAAAATTAGCTCATTATATAAAATTATTCTATTGGCAATCTTCACTGTTAAAGGATGATAGCGGAAATCCTTTATTAGAATTTGAAGAAGGTGTTGAATATGCTAATAGATATGAAGAGCTTTATGACTTATGTATTGATGATATGGAACGCTATGAATTATATTGGAAAACATTAAAAGAGGCTATCTTAGATAAATATAAAGATGCTGCTGTTTTTCAAAATAATACTTATACGCATAATGATTTTATAAGAGATTATCTATATAATCCACCAGAATATATTACAAGAAGTAAAGATTTATATTATGGACAAGATGATTTTAATTTATCAATTATGCCGCAGTGGATTACAAACGACTATTTTGATATTACCACAGATGATATTAAAAATGCAACGCTATACCTTGACACAGAAAAAGAGATGTTGTATAATATAGATAACCCAGAGTATAAAAAAGAAGATAAAAAAACTTATTCTAATTTTTATACATATAAGCCTAAAAAAACAATTTATAATGAAAACATAAAACAAGGACATTGGTTTAAACTGCCGCCGGGGTGGTCTTTGATTGAAGTTGCTCCTGTATGTGATGAAGATTTGTGGGGCGGAAAGCGTTGGTTAGATGCTAGACCTTTTGATTGGGGTTATGGCGGCGATGATGGTAAATATAAATATATCCAGCAAAGATTTGATTCAGTTTATTATCTGGCAGCAAAAGAATATCTACTTAAACTCAAAAAACAGATAACCGATTTAAATACAAATGCAAAAATTGACGAAGCGTTAAAATTCCGGCACTGGTTTGATGATGAAATTGCAGCATTACCAAAAGATGATAAATTTGGCTATCAGTTATACAAACGCAGAGAACAACAATTGGAATATGGCTTTTTAAAAGCTCTGCAACAATATTGGAGAGTTAATGCCGCACCAGCAATGGGAATTAAAGGCGACATTAACGAATGGTGGTGGTATGCTTGTAATTATATTTGGGATTTATTTCCACCACTCTATTGGGGCTTAGCAGATATATTAAATAAAGCACAAATTAAATATACGCCACTGTTTTATTAATAAGAGGTGAGAGAAAAGGTATGTCAATTCAAAAACATCCATATGAATTGAGCATTTGGGAAGAACACTTAGGTAACAATGGTATTAAGAGTGAAAGACGTTTAGCGACTATTGGTAGTTCTAACATGACTTATGGCGGCAAAGCGACCGAAATTGAATTAAAAAAAGAAATTAAAGGAACTAATACATTAACTTTTAAAATGCCATCTAAGTTTTTTGACTCAGAGAAAGGAGAATATGTTAAAAATGAATTTATTGATATGCTTTATAATGAGCAAAAAGTAAAGTTATTTTATAAAGATAGTTGGCTAGAATTTTATGTAAAGCAAATCTCAGAAGAAAAGAATTTTAAGAGTTTAATGAAGACTTTTACTTGTCAAGATAGTTTTATTGATGAATTATCTAGAACAGGTTATGGGATTACTTTTGATGAGGAATTATATAACAATGTAGATGAATTAGGTATTTTTATGAACACGATTCTTGAAGATAGTGTATGGGATTACAAACCCGAATTAAACACTGGTGATTTTACAGAATTTAAAGAAGAACGCTTTTATAAAATTCCTTTATCACAATTTGGTGGAAAGATTAAAGCCTATCCAATTACTTTAAATGTAAAGCCAGAAAATTTTAATAAAGAAAGTGAATATTATAAAAGTGTTATTGAAAAAGATGGTAAGTTTGATGAACTAAAAGAAGCAACTTTAACAAATATTTTTACAGACGAAGAACGTGCATTGGAATTGGGCGATGATTCAGCAAGAGAAAAAGAAATTTTTTGGGACAATTATTATAAAGATAATGGCTTCAAATTATTAGATGACAGCAAAATGATAGAACTAAGCGGCGATTATATCTATGTTCCATATAGCGATTTGTCTTTTATTTATGGTAATGTTTATACAAATGCTTATAAGGCTACAGAAGAACCAGCTTTATATGGTAATTATGAAGAAAACAAAAATAATAAGCAATATGCTTTACAACCAAAATCAAAAAGTCCTACAGATTTAATTCAATTTATTTTCTTTAAGGACGGCGACAAAATTTTAATTGATGAATCTGGAACAGTAGTAAATAATGATTGTCATTATGTTATTAAGGTTTCTCAATGGAATGAAGCATTAAAAGAACAATTAAAAAACAAAGACACTTTAATCTATTGGGCTACTGCGGCAATTCCAGAAGAGTCTAAACTAACAACTAAATATGAACTAAAAACAGATGGTGATATAACTTATTCTGTTAATGTTAAGCCAAATACCCGAACTATTGATGATTTTACATGGTATCCTGTTTATTATGATGGATACATGGAAGAATTGGGCGACAACGAAGTTTATGCGGCAAGAAAAATTTCTATTACTGATAGAACTGAATTCAATTTAAATTCAGAAATCTATTGTAAAATTTATAATAACAAAGCAGAAGAATATGAAAATATCTATTCCGAAAAAGAAATTAATGAAATTATAAAAACTGATGTAGGTAAAGATTTTAGAGTATGTTCAAAAGATGATACAAGGATTATTTTACCTACTTTGGCAAAAAATTTAGTTCAAAATGGCGAAAAAATTACTAAAGAAACAGGCTGGGAATCGCTTACACAAAATGATACAAGTGAATATAATATCGGTTCTTATGCTAACCTTTTAGAAGTAAGTGTTAAATCCACAAACGAACTAACGGAAGAAGCTACTGGCGAAACTATTGATGAAAATATTAGTGATTTTTATTTAGAAATTTTAAGCCCGAATATTGTAAAAGGCTATGATATGGATTTAGAAGGAACTGTTTCATCTGATTATTGTTTGAACTTTGGGCTGTCTGCTAATGAAATTAACATTGAAAAAGATAAAGTTTATGCTATTCGAATTAGCACAGGAAACTGGATTATTACAGATTATTCAATTACTTTTAGAAATAATACAGAAAACACCGTTCATAGAGCTAATGAGGACGAAAAAGAATTATATACTAAGGCTTTAGAATCTTATAATGATTTTCTTCTAAGTTGCGATTTAAAAGAATTAACAACAGAAAGTTCAGAGGATGATTTTAAAAATTATTTAAAGAATGCTATTGCTGAATATGATAAGAATATTTCAGAATTATATTCGAAATGGGCAAATTGTAATGCCGAAGACGATTATAATTATTTAATTTATAGAGCTTACACAAATGAAAAAAAAGACATTCCAAAAGACAAACAAAATTCTTATGTTGAATTGACAGCGGATGCCTATAAAACATGGGCTACTGCAGCAATTATTGAGAATAAGGTTTTTACTAAAAATTATAATGTCGATTTAGATAAAATCATTATTGGTCAAGGTTCTGTTGATATTAATGGTAATTATACTTTAAGTGGTGTTAGCAATAGACAAGATACGGATAAATTTATTTCTTTTGCTGATATTTTTGAAGATATGAATACTTTAACTTTTGTTCCATTCAATGATAAAAGCAATTCTGATGCACCTTTAACAACAACTTTACATTATAAGAAAAAGAACGGCACTTGGACATGGGATGAAATAGAAAGCCCAGAAGCAGATGTTCCAGATAACGCTTATTTATTATTTAAAGCAAAGGCTAATATTACTACACCATACATTGGAATTCGTTCTGATTCTGAGTCTATGACTGTTTCTATTGATTCAACAAAAGCTATTAATTACGGAGAAACCGATTATAGCGGAGTTAAATTAGAATTATGGTCTGAGGGTGAAGACAGCAACAGTTATTTAGTTGATAAAGCGGAAGTTAAGATTTATAAAGTAGATAATAAGAATTTCTCAGATAAATTTCTTGAAGCTGTTGGATGGAAAATTGAGGATTCCGGCAGCTCAGGTGGACAAGGAGATAATGATGGAAGCATTAAAGCAAAAGGAATTGATGTTTCTTATGCTCAAGGAAAAGTTGATTGGAAAAAAGTAAAAGAATCTGGAAAGGTAGATTTTGTAATAATTTGTGCTGGATATGGGAAAGATTCCGTTGATGAACAATTTAATAACAATACTCTTGGCTGTGCTGAAAATGGTATTCCTTATGGTATATATTGGTATAGCTATGCTCAGACAGCCGAGGATGCTGTAGAAGAAGCAAAAAAATGTATTAAAACTATAAAAGATAAGAACTTAACTTATCCAGTTTTCTATGATGTAAAAGAAAGCAGCAATATTAATAGTATAAATGAATTAAGTGTTGCTTTTTGTGAATACATGAAATCACAAGGCTATTCATGTGGTATTTATTCTTTTGCTAGTGGATTGGAAAGTGTTCTATCTACTGAAAACAAAGAAAAATATCCAATTTGGGCAGCACAATTTGGAACTAATGGAAAACTTACAGCGTATACAGGAAAATATGTTATGTTTCAATATAGTTGCACAGGTAGAATTGATGGCATTACAGGAAATGTTGATTTAAACTATTGTTATGAAACTTATAAAAAATCAACAACAAAAAAGGTTCAATCTCAGCAATTAATGTTATTCGCCGCAAATGATGATAATGAGAAAGAAGATGAAAACAAAAAGGATGAAAATACAGAGACTTACGACTATACATTAAATGATGGAGATTTGCTTACAGATGCTAAACCTGTATGGAAAGGCACAACTTCAAGCATAGACCCATTATTCTTTAATGTTATGCTGCCAAAAAATAATGATACAAAATCTATGGCTTATGCTTTGTTTATTAATGACTATTATTATGGGATTTTTTGGTTAGAGCAAACTAAAAAAGAAACAGAAGATAAAGATGAAGAAGAATCTGGAGGTGAAAGTTCATAATGGCAAGTGTATCGGTTAATTATAATTCGAGACAGTTAGAAGGTGCTATGTCTGCTGTAAAAAGAGGTTCAGGATTATTACTTATTAGTCCTAAGCCCTACACAAAAACTGGTAATGCTGCCACCGCCTTCGTGGTAAAACAAGGAAGATTATCCCAAAGTCAAATTAAAAGTTTATGTGCTACTGCTATTACTCAAAATGGTTTGTTTCCTATTGGAACGAATCAATATTACCATGTCTCAGCTGATAAAACAAATGCTAATGGTTCTATGAGAACAGGTATCTTATCAATGAGTATGATTCAATTTAACAATATTATTTTAAACAATATTTATACTGCTTTATGGACAACAGCACAAGACACTAAACATATTTACTACACAAACGATTTAGGCTTAACAAAACGTCAAGTTGGAGCAACCTCAAGATTAGGAAATGGCTTTTATTTTAAAGCAGGTTATTATGATGGCGGCAAAGCTATTCTAAATGGGGATTACGCTATTTTTAGTGTTAATCCCTCTAATGCTGGAGAAAAGAAAGCAATAGGCAATGTGAATCAAATTAGAAATTATCTTAGTTCTGCTATGAGTGCTGATGCTACTGCAGCAAGAGCAAAGAATTTCATGATGGTTAAATTAATAAAAGATGATGCAACACAATATAATTATAAATTTTGTGCTGGTGGACTATCTCATGGTGTATCTTTGGCTCAAATTCAATCTTGGTTAAATGATAATGATTCATCTTCTGGTAATTCAGAAGAACCAGATGGCGGTTCTAATTATGGCGGCATTAGTTTAGATGGAAATTATTCAAGTGCCTATGATACTGTATCTGTTTTTGGTGGCTTAGTAAATCCTGAATCTTCTATTACAGCTTTAGAGTATATAAACGATTTTAGTAATTATAAATTAGTTTTTAAACCCGGTAAAGACGCAAGAACAACAAAAAAGCCTTTGTATGAAAAGCCAGAAGAAGGTGTTGTGATTGATGAAAAAAAGCTAATTATTAAAGCACAAATTCCAAAAGGACAAGTCCCGACTTCTATGACTTTATCAAATAAATATTATAATTATGTAAAGATTGACCAAGCGAATTATTCTCCAGAAGAGTTCTTTACTTATTTAGACCAAGTTCTTAATTTGGATTTTACTGGAGAACATATATGGAAAAAAGATTCACCACCACTAATAAAATTAAATCATGAAGCTGATAAAGATTCGTTAGTTGAAAGCAAATGGGAAAAGTATCCAATAGAATGGAGATTAATTCCTATGACTTCTTTTGCGGTTGATAAAAAATGGTATAATACATTAAAAGAGGAAGATGTAGTATTAGAAAATATCTTAAAAAATAAAGAATCTAAAGCAATTGGGCTGAAAGATTTTTTCTTAAAAGATTCAGAAGAAAGAATTAAAAATAAACTCTTATTTTTTGATGTCTATTATGAAGAGGAAAAGATTAAAACAAAAATTTCAGATGTCAGAGATTTTACTGTTTTCTTAAATAAAATTGCTGAAATATTAGAATTTGGTGAAAGGAAAACATTAGAATGCGTTTTAAAATTTGAGCAAAAACGAAAGTCTGTAAATCTTTATGAATTAAAATTATTTGAAGCTTTTACACGTGGACACGATTTTATTCAAGAAGACTATACTACTGTTAGACCACAAGAACAAGATGTAAATGGCAATCGTTTAATGGATTTCGATGATAACTATTTTGTTTATAAATATACTGGTAGAGATTTTGATATATTAAATGGGCGGCAGTCTAATAAATTGTTTGAATTGCCGGATTCAAAAGGCGTTTATTGCTCTTTAGTTCATGAAAAAGATTTACTAACAGAAACTGATATTACCTTAGGAGAAACCTATGGTGTTCAAAAATACTTTGTAGAAGCAATGAAATTTCTAAATCCAAAAACCAATAAATATGAATACAAAGATACCTTTAAAGTAAAAGATTATTTGGAAGCCACTGACCCAACTATTTATACTGAAGATGATATTGAAATTATCACGACAAAAATTGATTTAACACAGTGCCAATATTATGATGCCACAAAAGCAACCTATCAAAATGGTTGGTGCGATTGTTCTTTTGGCGGCAACTTTGACAAAGAATGTATTTATCAAAAATTGGGCTACTGTCCATATAGATTTCAAACCGAAAAACATCCAAGAAGAATCAGAACCTTATCACAAGAAAAATCAAATCGTTTTAATTTAATTCAGGAACTATCTAAAGTTTTTGAAATTTATCCACAGTTTTATATAGAATTTGATAAAAACGGCAAAATTCTTTTAGACGAGAATGGTAAAATGAAAAAGCACGTTTTCTTTATGACTGAAAAAGGCGGTATTCAACAAATCGGTTTTAGATATGAAAAAAACTTGGCTAATATATCAAGAACTGTAGATTCTTCTTCTTTAACAACAAAACTCTATGTAGAAAATGTTGATAGTGAATTATCTAAAACAGGAATGTGTTCTATTGAAACAGCTGAAGATAATGTTGGTAAAAATTCTTATATTATGGACTTTTCTTACTACACTCAAAAAGGGTTGTTAAATGCTGAACAAGTTGTAAGGGATTTATATGGAATTGATAAAGGAGATTTCGCTTTCTTACCTACTATTGGTTACTATAATGAAAAGTATGATGATTTAACTAATTTAATTATTAATATGACTGGCGAAGCAATGAAAGAATTAAAAGCGGCGAATATTGTTAGTGATGAAGGTATCACAACGGCGTTAGAAGAACGGCAAAAAATTTCACAAAGAATGTATCAATTTAAGGTTAAACAATTGAGCAAAGATACCGCAGATGACGAACACAATGACTATACTACATCGGATTCTTATAAAAATTATTTATTAAAGCTAAAAGAACAAGCAACAATTCTTTGGGGACTTGTAGAGGACTTATTCTTTAGCAATAACTATTTTAATTTAATTCATAGAGAAAAGAATGAAAAAGGCGATTATACTTATGAATTCCAAGGTGTTGAATATGGAAATAAATATGAAAAAGATTTAACTGTCTTTGGGGTTCAAAAAGAATTATTAACCAAATATGCCGACTCTTATTGCCGGGGAGAATTATTCTGGCGGCTAATGATAGAAGGATTTGAAAATGAAAATTACATACCACCTTTTGAAAGCTGGGAAGACTTCAGACAAGAAATAATTCAAAAAAATCTTTATATTACAAATGGTAAAGCCGGGCAATATAAGAGTATGTATGAACAGGTAAAAATTTGGAAATTAAAGCGTTCAGAATGGTTAAACAAGATTAATGATATTAGTGATAAATTTTATAGAAAATACGAACCTTATATCAAAGAAGGAACTTGGACTGATAGTGATTATTTAACTGATAATGAATATTATTGGGCGGCAGTTAGTGTATTAGCCGATTCTTGTAAGCCACAATTAACCTATAATATTTCTGTTATTGATTTAAGTTCTCTTGACGAAGACTATACTTTTGAATTAGCTGATACTACTTTTATTGAAGATATTGATTTCTTTGGGATTAATGAAAAAACTGGTTTACCTAATAGACAAAAAGTTTTAATTTCAGCTATTAATTATAATTTAGATAATCCGCAGCAAAATTCAATTGAAGTTCAAAACTATACTTCTGCTTTTGAGGATTTGTTTGAATCAATTACTGCTTCTGTTCAATCGTTAAGTTTTAACGAAAACACTTACAAAAGAGCAGCAAATTTCACAGCAACAAAATACATTTCAAAAGAAAGTTTACAAGGAACTCTATTTGAAGGAGATTTAACTCTCATTAATACAAATGATGATAATATCACTGTAAATGAAGAGGGAACAACTGGTAAAGGAATTGATAATAAATCCTCTCAATATAAATTAACTGGTGAGGGATTATATTTTTCCAAAGATGGCGGACAAACATGGGATACGGGTGTTGGCCCAAATGGTATTAATGCCGACTATATTAAATTTGGACAATTAGACGCTTCAAAAATTCAAATAGTTGATGGAAATTATATTTATTTCTTATGGGACAAAGATGGTATTTCAGCTTATCGCAGTCCTGCCACAAGCACTTCTGGTTTAGTAGACTTTACAAGATTTAACAAATATGGTTTAAGTCTTATTGAAAATAATAATGTAAGGCTAAGAGCAGGCTATGAATTCCGTTCTGGTGATGCTGTTAATTTAACTGGCGATTATCGTCAAGAGAATGAATTAACAAATCAAAATGTTGGTTTTTATTTATATAATGATAGTGGACAAGCAATTTTTAAAACCGAAACCGCTTCAGATTATGCAGATGTTAAAGGCGATTATTCTGCTAGATTAAGTCTTACAGGCGAGATGTTTATTACCAATAAGGTTCTTGAATCAGATAACAATGGACAAACAATTTCAGCAAAGCCAGAGTATCAATATTCTGGCGGTTATTACATCTATGAATCTACAATTGTTTCTTTAAGTGAAAACTCAGCTCTTACAGAAATTGTAAAGCAATATACTGATGGTAAAAATTATAGCATTTTAAGTGATAATTATGATAGTGAGGGGAATTTAATTCCAGATACCGACCATGAAGCTGGTTTAGACAAACCAAAAGATAATGTTTCTTTGCTTGTTGACGAAGAACCGGAAGAAAAGAAATATTATATTACCGTATATAAAGTTAATAATATTTCTGACGGCAATTCTATTTATTATTATTTTAACAACGATAGAACACGAATTACAAGAGTGGATGAAGGACAAGTTATAGAAATTGTTTTATCTTATAGTATTTATCGTATTGAATTTTTAGAATCTGAATTAGAAAATGGAAAAATTAAGCCTGAATTGTTAGACCAAAAATTTTCTGATAGTACACCAATTGGTATTTATAATACTTCCTTATATAGAGTAAAAGATGGAGAAAATAATTTAATTAAGGCAGGTTATCCCGTAAAGGCATTACTTCTTCAAGGAAATGAACCAAATGCTCATATTGAAACAGCAGATGATATTCAAGTAGAAACAATAACGTGCTGGAATATTAAAGACCTTGAAGTCGGGCAAGCTACTGATATTAAAACTGATTATTCGCTTTATAAAATAAACGGGAATTACGAAGGTGTAAGCTATCAATATTGGGCGGCAAAAGAATTAACAGGAAAGCAAATAGAACTAACCACTTCTGAAGTTAAAACAGACGAAGTTGGTATTTTTATTAATAATAAAACGGCTATTCATGGTGGTTCAGAAATTGTAAGAAACGAAGAAAGCTCAGAAATAGTTGAGGAAGGAAACAAAAAAGAAGACAAAGAGCAAGCAGAAGAAAAGAGTAAAATTGAAACAGCTCAAACGTATGGCGCTTCAAGTTCTTCAGTGGTTGATATTGATTCAACAGACTTTGTAATTATCGGTGATTCTATTACAGTTGGATTGTCCACAACTCCATTAAAAGAAAGGGCAATCGGTATTGGTAGTGCTTCTGTTGATAGTCATAATAGAGTTCCGCATACTGCTTATTATGATAATGATGCTATTAAAAAAGCTAAAAATTTAGCATTCTTTTTTGGCGTTAATGATGTTAATATAGGTTATTCAAAAGAAGAATTTTTCAAATTATATCAAGAAGCTATTGATACTATTCTCGCAAAAAACAACTTAAAACTATCTAATGTAAACATTTATATTATGTCAATGATTTACATTACTTCTGATGCTAGCGGCTATAGTATAGAAAAAAATAACAAGTTCCAAACCGAATATCTTGAAGCTTTTGCTAAGTCTAAAAATTACAAATATATAGATGTTTATAATAAAACACAAAATATCCCTAGAACCGATGGCATTCATTGTACAGGACAGGGGTATGTTCAACTATACAATATTATTAAGGACGCTTTTGCTAACACCACAACAAATACCACAAACTATAATGAGAATAAACCAACAGACGCTTCTATTATTTCTTCAAGAGAAACAATTCTTGCTGGTGCTGAACGTATCTTTATGTCCGCATTATCTGGTGAAAGCAATGGCGATATAGTATATAAAAACATTTTGTCAATTTTAAAGAATGGTTGTTTGTATATTGGCGGCACAGTGTCTGATTATTATGGTAGAAAATTAAATATGTCTAGCTTTGGATTGATGCCAGATGAAGTAAGAATTAACAATGCTAAAATCGTTATGGCTAATGATGGTAAAGTATGGATGGATTTTCACAATCTTTATGCTATTGACCAAAACGGCAATCTTACAGATACTTCTTTATGGGATTTGTTAGAACAGTTATCAAATGGTATTTCTTCTATTGGTGGCGGAGGAGCTTCTACTGATACTTCGGGCTTAGCTGAAGGATACTATCTAATTGACCCAATCAAAGATTAAGGAGTGATAAAATGAGTAATTATTTCGCACATCCATTAGGAAGTTATGCTCAACATTACATTGATGATGATGCTACCCCATGTCAAAGACCGCATACGTATACTGACCACGGTTTTAGTAAAATGGATTTTGGTGTAGGTGGTGGACAAAAAGTCTATTCAATGACTAATGGAATTATTCAAAATGTTGGCTGGTTTGGTGGCGATGGCGTAAGTAAATATGGTTGTGTTGTTAGGACAACTGATTGTGGCTACTCAAGAATGCAAGCTAAATTACAAGGTGGAACAGCGGATGAATATCCTGTTTTTTTCACCTATATTGAAATGGAACAAATCTCTCCAGAATTAAAAGCTGGAGAGAAAATTAAAAAAGGAACTTATATTGGCATTACAAATAGCGAATATGCTGGTTCGAATCTACACTTTGATATTCAACCCTATGAAAGATATGGTGGTGGAGGTAACTCAGACAAAGCTCAACACTGGTACGGAGCTATTACTTTGGATGAATTTGATGCCTATGGACATAAAGGAAGTAATTATTCTTTAAGAGACCATTTAGATTCTCATTTTACTATGGATGATAAGGGGAACTTAAAAGATTATACTGGAAAATATATCGGTATTCCTGATAGTAATGGCATTTATTATCCTTATGGTTCAAGTGGCGAAATTTTAAAAGTAAATACACAAACTTTAAATGGATTAGACCCAGATATTAGAATCAGTAGATGGTATTCTTATGCTTTTATGATGCAAACACCTATCTATTCTAGCGGAATTAAAGACACTGGCAGTGGTTCTGCTGCCGATTTAAAAATTAATATTTCAGATGAATGGATAAAATTGATGGTTGGTGTAGTAGCTGCTGAATGTGGTTGGACAGGACTTGGGGTTTCACAAGCGGTTCTAATAGTAGCAAGAAATTGGGCTTATGGGCTAAGTAATAGTCAGTTAAATGATGATAGTAGTGCCGCCGCACAAGCTATTATGAATTGGGGACACGGGCTTTCTAAAGAAGGCTTAATGAGTAAATATGAATCTTTTAAAGATAAAGAAGTAGAAGGAATTAATACTGTTGAATTCGTAAAAATGATAATGAGTGGCACACACTATAAATATGCTGAAAATTGGAATGGAAAGAACACAGATGGAACAACAGGCATTACATATTATAATGGCTGTTCCGCAGCCGATATTGAAGATATAACAGGCTTTCCCGGAGGGAACAGTAATTATCAAAACTTATGGGTATGCCACATTTTCTTTGGAAATCGTTTTACTGGGTGGAGCTTTAGAGGAGATATTCCAAAAGACAAAAAGAAACCATCAGAACTTTTAGGATTGAGGTGATTAAATGAGTAGATATTATTATCATCCATTAGGAGAGTATGCTCAAAAGTATATAGATGGAAATGCCGCACCAAATCAATTGCCGCATACATATGATAAAAATGAGGAAGGTAAAACCCATGGCTGGTCAAAATTAGACTGGGGCGTTGGCCCAGATGTCCCAGTTTATTCAATGACTGATGGAGTTATTTTTAGTGTATTTGGAACAACCACTGGTGGTGGAAAGGGGTATTTTGTCAACATTAGAACAGACAGACAAGACGGCACAGGAAAAACAGTTTGTATTAGATATATAGAATTAGGCGGGCTTTCTGAATTGACTGCTCCTTTGGTTGGCGTAGAAGCAGGTCCCGGCAAATTCTCTGGTAATGTGTCTTCTGGTGAGATTAATGTTCCGGTTAAGATGGGCGATTTAATTGGTTATACAAATAATTGGTATAATAATTATTCTAATGTCCATATAGATTTCTTTTATGAGGGTAGTTCTACAGAAGATTATTATAAAGGTGTAGAATATGTTCCACATTGCGATGCGAATACCAAATTAGATTCAGCTTTTAATCTAAAAGATTTAAACAGTGGCGTAAAAGCTGTTTATTGTAATGGTAATATTGTTGGTTGTGAGAATGGATATGTTCCACAACAACCTGACCCCTCTAGTATTTATACCGTTTATCCATGCCTTTCTTATATGGTTTGCTTACAAAAACCTATAAAAATGGAAGGTAATGTTAATGGTTCTATTGGAACAGGTAATGCCCCTAAGGGTTATTATAAAGATACAATTCCAATTACTGACGAAGAATTAAACAATGCCTGTAACTGTATTTTGGGTGAAATTCCACTTAGTGTAGACGGCGTAGAAGCTTCTAGAAGTGGCTGTTTACTTTACGCTAAACTCATAAGAAGACGTTGGTTCACAAAAGCAGTTAATCCGGGCAATAGTATTATGAGTATTTTGCAAAACGGCGGTTTTTATGGTTGGGGCGGCAATTCTATTAGCTCTTCAAAAGTTTCTGGTATGAATTACACTATAAATGAATTTAAAGAAAAAGTTAAACAAAATATTTGTAATCCCGGTTTATATGATATTACTATAGATAAATGTATAAAAATAGCAAACGAAGGCCCTTTCTATAATTATGGCTACAGTCCTTCTGGATACAATACCAATTCAGCTAGAGTAGAAAGTGAATTAGAACAAAAAATTATTGCTAAACAATTACCAAGTCATAGTAATTCTCCCTCTTTTAGTATTCCATTAGACAATTTTTTGGGATGCGTTGGTAATACAGGATATTGGAGTGATACAAGTGCTAATTAAAAGGATAGGAATTCAAAAGATTGAAAATCTAATTCTTTCTTTATCAAAAGAAAAGTTCAATATAAAAACTCAATATAAATTAATTAAAATTCATAAAGCAATCAAAAATGAACAAGAAATTTACCAAGAACAAATTCAATTAAATTTTGAACCATTTTTGGAAAAGGATGAAAATGGTATTCCAAAAGTAAATGAATCTGGCGGCTACAAAATTAAAAAAGATAAAATTACTGAATGCTATTTACTTATGAATAAAATGAACAATCTTGAAGTTCAATTGCCGGATTTGTTCTTTTCTTTCGATGAACTAGAAGAACTAGATTTAACTTTAGAGCAGCTAGAAACATTAGAACCATTTATAAAAAATTAACAAATTGGACAAGACGTATTCTGTTTAAAACGCAGAAATTTTTACGTCTTGTCCTTTTTATTATCCTAAAGTCTTGACAAATCTGCAAAATAATTGAACGGAGGTGAAAGTGGTAATGGCTTATAATTTTAATACACAACCACAATATCAGCAACAGCAGGCGGCAAATAATAATATGCCGCAATTCCAACAGCAGAATATTCAACCTTTATTCCCACAACCACAGGGAAATGTTTATAATATTAATTCCACTTTAGAGGTGGCAAATGTTCCAGTAAGTGGCGGAATGTCAGTAGCTTTATGTCTTAATGAAGGATTTATGTATATAAAATCTTTACAGAACGGAAATCCTCTATTTTGGGCTTATAAAATTACGCCTTATGACAATTCTGCTCCACAGCAGCAACAAGAAGAACAGACAAAAGATAACAATAATAATAACGAAATTATTGAACAATTTAAAAAATATGATAATCGGTTTCAATCCATTGAGGGAAAAGTGTTTGAAATTCAGAACATTTTAAAACAAAAATTAGAACCAAATCAAAATGAAAAAGGAGTTGAGTGGAAATTATGATGAATCCTATGAATTTAGTTAGCTTGTTAAAAGGTAGGAATCCACAAGAATTAGTTATGTCAATGATTCAGGGCAATAATATTAATGACCCAATGATTAATGATTTAATTAAATATGCTCAAAATAATGATATAGAAAATGTAAATAAAATTGCCGAGAATTATTTTAATCAGCGTGGTATGAATTTTCAAAAGGAATTGAATAATCTCATGTCAATGCTGAAATAATAAATTTATACTTAAAAGGAGGAATTAAACAATGGGAGAAAACGGACTCAGTGTAGCAGACGCTCTAGCTCTTCAGAACAAGAATGGAACTACGAATGGTGATGGCTTCCTAAATGGCGGTCAAGGCGCTTGGTGGGTAATTATTCTAATCCTATTCTTTGCTTTTGCTGGTTGGGGCAATCGTGGTGGAAACAATAGCGGAAATAATGATGGAGGTGTAAATACCGTGTTTGTTCCTACTGGTGGTGGTCTTTTTGGCGGCAATAGTGGGTATAATAATTGTTGCACTCCAGCGACCCAGCAAAGCTTAACCGATGCCTTTAACTTTAATCAGTTAGATAATGGTATTCGTGGTGTTCAGAATGGCTTATGTGATGGCTTCTATTCCACAAGCTTAGGCATTTCTAACTTGGGTAATGCTATTAGTCAGACAGCAAATGCAAACGCTATTGCTAATCTACAGGGCTTCAATGGCGTTCAGAACACTATCAATCAAACTGGTAATGCTATTCAGTCAGATATTAATGCTGGCGTAAATGGTATTCAAAATTCTCTATGCTCTGGCTTCAACGGAGTTCAGAGTGCTATTGCTCAAACAAATTACAACATGAAAGACTGTTGCTGCGAAACTCGTGAAAGCATTATGAATTCTAATTTCGCAAATCAGACAGGCTTTAACAGTATTCAGAATCAGTTAGCTTCTTGTTGCTGCGATTTAGGTAGAGGACAGGAAAATCTAAAATATGCTTTAGCTCAGTCTACTTGTGATATTATGACAAATGCTGACAAGAACACTGATAGAATTATTAACTATCTAACCCAGAATGAACTTGATTCTCTAAGAAGCGAATTACAATCTGCTCAGCTACAGTTATCTCAGCTTTCTCAGACAAGTAACATCGTAAATCAATTACAACCTACTCCAAAGCCTGCTTATATTACTTGCTCTCCATATGCGAGTGCTGGAATTAACACTGTAAATGCTTATGGTTGCGGCTGTATGTAATTAGGAGGAGATAATTAATGAGTTGCCCTACTACAAAAGCATTATGTGACAATTTAATTATCTCACAAGCCATTACTTTTGCTAATAATCAGTTAACAATTAACTTACCATCTGGTAGTTATAACAATGGACAAAAATATTGTCTTGTAATTGCTCAAGACATTCCAGAAGCAACCACAATTAATGCCAATGTTGTTATTACTATTGGTACAGGAACGACAACTTATCCATTAGTTAATTGCAATTGCACAAATGTAAATGCTTGTCAGATTACATCAAGACGCAGATATTCAACTAAAGTGTTTACAAATATTCAAAATGGAGTATTTAAACTACTTGGCCCGGTAAATTGCTTTAATTGTAAACATTCGGGGTCATTACCAATCACAACTACAACAGAAACAACAGGTTGAAGAGGAGGGATAAATAATAATGGACAAACTATTAGGAAGAGTAGAAAAAGAATTAGAAAACATCGCAGATAAAGGTCTATCCTCTTCTAATCTTGATACTACTTTTAAATTGATTGATATTTATAAAGACATTAAAGAAGCCGACTATTATGACAATCAAGTTGGCGGCTCTTATGGTGCTCAAAGACGTGATAGTAGAGGACGCTATATGGGAGATAGAGATTCATGGAAAACTGAAAAATGGGATTCTGATAGAAGCCACGAATATGAAAATCTCGGACCAATGAAGCGTTATTTTGACAGACTTGGGGACGAAATGGACACATATAATATGAATCGTGGTAGATATAGAAAAGGCGATTCTTCTACAAGAATTGAAGATGGTATTGATATGGTTATGGACGCAATCCACAAAATGGTAGAATGTCTATATGATTATGCTGAAACGGCACAAGAAAAAGAAATTGTTCGTAAGCATATTGATAAAATGAAGAGCTTATAATGTTTCAATATTATAATGCTAACCCTTTGGGGAGAAATGTTGATGATTGTGCAGTTCGGGCAATTTCAAAAGCAACGGGTAAAAGCTGGGATAAAACATATATAGAACTATCGGAGTATGCGAGAATGAAAGGAATTACGTTTTCTGAAATACAGTTTATCAATGAATATCTCAAAGAGCGCTTTCAAGATTTTTCTTTACCTAAAGGTGTGTATACATTGCAAGATTTTATTGATTTAGATTTAGCTGGCACATGGCTAATAACAATGCCCAATCATATAACTTGTGTTATTAATAGCGTTTGTTATGATACTTTTTATCCTATAGATAAGTATATTTGGTGTGCCTACAAAGTTAAATAAGCATAAAGAAAAGGGAGTAGACAATTAAATCTACTCCCTTTATTTTTTTTAGAAATTAATAATTTCATTTGGTTTTTGTGTTTCTGCTGCCCATTTAGCAATTAAAACAGCATCCGCTTCATCTTCTGAAACTGCTACCCCATAATTATCTAAAATAAGTAATTGGGCATTCTTTTTTCTATCAGTTCTTGAGCGACCCTTTATGCCTGCTACATTTCTCCATGTATTTGATGAAACAACAACAAATGGAATGCCGCATTCATAGCAATAATTCTTTAAGACACCTTGTAAATGTGCCAATTTCTTAAAAACTAGAACACCTTCTCCATTACCATACTTCTGTAATTGTATGTCTTCTAAAGCTACTAAAGAAGGTTTCCATTTCTGAATTAAAGAGGCTATAAAACCTTTTGTTTGAGCAATTCTTTCAGTAGAATGTGAACCATTGGTTGTATATTTTCCATATTTGATTAAATCCTTATCATCGAAAATTGCCCATCCACTTGTAATAGTTGCTTGGTCTAGTCCCAAAACTCTAAAACCTTTCTTTCTTACTGGTTTTGTATCCATATTATAGAAAGGATTCTCTTTACAAGTTGGACAATCACAGTGCCGCCATTGCTTTAAAGAGAGAACATTAAAATGCCCAGCGGGACACTTTAAATCTAAATCAGAATCTAGATTAACATAAGAGGTTGAGACTAATTCCCAACCTCTTTTTTCTATTTCTTTTTTAACGTCTTCGTATGTCAGTTTACTCAATTAAATCAACTCTTGACTCCAGTAGAACCAAATCCGCCTTCAGCCCTATCTGTTTCTGAAAGTTCTTTAACTTCTTTAAAGAGAATCATAGGGGTTGGCATAATAAGCATTTGTGCAATTCTATCTCCAGCAGAAATCTTTTGTGTTAAATTTCCGGTGTTTTCCATGATAACGCCCATTTCTCCTCTGAAGTTGCTATCAATAATCGAAGGACTGTTAGGAATTCGTAATGGCGTTTTATAACTCATTCCGCTACGAGGAACAAAATTAATCATATAACCTTCTGGAATTTCTACTTTAAGTCCTGTCTTAATGATTACTGTTTCATGCGGCTTAATTTCTACATCTTCAGCGGCATAAATATCAGCACCAGCATCTGAATCATGTGCATAAGTAGGAATCTTAGCATTTTCATTTACTTTAACGTATTTAACAACAATTCTTTCTCTTGGATTTTCAATTGCCATTTCAGTTAATTTTACTGCTTCATAAAGAACAGTAGTTAATAATTCTTTCTTGTTCTTAGATAAAGCATTATCATTTTCAATATCGTTAATTAAAGTTTTTAACTGCTCAGCTTCTTGTGCGAATTGAGTTCGAGAAACATTTAATTTTCTCATGTCATTCAAAGTCTTTTCCACAGCAATTTCATCATCATAAATTTCACCAATTGCTTTCTTTAATTCCGGAAACATAGCGTCAAACTGCTTATCTGGCAAATCCATAATTTCCATAATGGAATCAATACCGGAATCTGAAACGGATAACGTCTTTAACTTTTCTTTTACATTTACATTCATATCTTTTTAACCTCCAATAATTTCATCAATAAGTCCATACTTTAATGCTTCATTAGCAGTTAAATACCAATCTTCTCTAACCTTATTATCATAATCTACTTTAGAAATTTTTGTATCTTCTAGAATATGTTCTTTCATTTGCTTTAAAATAATGCTATCATAATATTTTAACCAGTCAACCACCTTTCCAGCTTCGTTGTTGATGCTTGCCTGCCCTTGATGGATAAGAAAAGCACTATGTTTATTGGCGAATCTTTTAGTGCCACTAATAGCAATTAAACAAGCTGCTGATTCAGCTTCGCCAATAGTAATAGTATTAACAGGTGTTAAAGAATTTTTCATTTTATCAATTAACATATATGCTGCAGTAATACCTCCGCCGGGACTGTTAATAATAATATTAATTGGCTTTCTTTCTTCTGTTGAGATACCATCTTTATTATCAATATCTTCATAAAAATCAATAGCCTTACAAGCACTTAAACAAAGCTCATCTGTAATTTCATCAGTAATATAAATATTTCTACAATAGAAATCATGAGTTTCAAAAGTTTTACTAATGTCTACTTGTAATTCAGGAGTTGTAAACAAATCAGAAGAAGAAAATTCACTTTCAACAGACTTCTGTTCTTCTGCTAAATCGTCATAAACTTTAGCCGTTTCTTTTAAAACTGTTTCCTTGTCTTTTAATTCGCCGTTTTTATCAAAAATATTAATTTCCATATCTTCAGTCTTCATATTTTTCTTCCTCCAATAATTGATTGATTAAATTAATTTCATTAATAATACCCTTTATCTTATCATTCAAAACAAAGGTATCAAGTTTTAATTCTTCTAATTCTTTTTGTTTTTCTGCCTTTTTAGACATTAGCTCAAACTTGGTCATTTTTCTCACCTCTCTATTAATATTATAGCATGATTTAAAATTAAAATCAAATCTTTGTTCTTAGAAGTTTGTTTAATTCCAAATTATTCAATGTAGCAGCATTACTTTTATGCGTCTTTTTTTCATCAGTTGAACAAAAATCATAAAAGCTAATTGGTTTTGTATAACGTGCCCAGACCACTAATTGATTATAAAAATTTTTGTTATCAGAGTCACCAGTCATTAAGAATAGCGGTAATCCTTCTTTTTTATAAGAAATTGCGGCATTAACTATATTAAACAAGTCTTGTTCTTTTGTTTCTTCTCTTTGGTAAATGGGATAAATATTATTATATCCCTTATTATTAAGTATAAAATCGTAATCAAAAGTAAAATTAATTTGTAATCGCCGATTTGCTTTTTTTGTTAATTCCTTATAAGATTCATAACGCTCTTCAGTATCACAAATAATTGGCCAAACAAAATAATATTTAATATCTTTATCTTTTAGTAAATTACCCAAATTGTCTAATCTAAAAGCATTATAATCGGCTATGTAAATAATTTTAGAATCTGTCTTACAGAAAGAATAATCTTCGGTTTCTAATCGAATGTAAGAGTTCTTTTTAATGCTATTAGATAAATATTCCATTGTTTTGGGTAATTCTAAAAACTCATAAGGCATAAAAGTTGGCGGCGTATCTAAAACATCTTGCCGTAAAGGCTTATAACAATTATAAAAGCCGTATCCTCTTAAATAAGAATTACTTGTAATTTTAATTTTATTCGGCAATTTTAAATTAGGATTATCTTTAAAATAATAAATCGCACTATATCTATTTAAATCTGAATCTTGAGGGGAGATAAAATTTACAATATCTCCCTTTTTCCAATAGTAATTAAAAACTTTCATTAAATCTAAATTAAAAATCTTTTTCTTGTAAAAGCCATAATGCCAATCTAAATCATAAACGCCAATTCTCGCCATTTCATCACCCCTTAAATTTCACTTTCAATTCTTTCCACTGCTGATTCTAAAATTTCCCCATCATCATTCAATTTATCAATTCTTTGGAACAACGGATAAGGTGTTTTCTTATAAACTTTTGGTACAAAAACATCTTCTCTTCTGATACCAGTAATAATTATTTTATTACCTCTTGTGAACCAAGATTCTTCAAGAATATGCTTGTTTCCTTTTTGGTCAATAGAAATTATACGTCTATCCCAAATAGGAAATTGATTTTTCCAAATTTTTACCTTAACGACACCATCAACAGTCAATACAGTAATTGTTGATTTATCTTTGTTCTTATCAATAATTGTTCCGGCAATTCGACTTAATTTATATGTTGTAATTTCTTTTCCATTCTTAGTCGTCCATTTAGAATCTACTTCTGGTTGCTCCGGCAAATTAAAAAAGTTAGAAATATTATATCTGTCATTCTGTAAATTTTGTAATTCATGTGGATGAAAATAGAAACCAACTGAATCCATTTCCCATTTGCTGATATTTCCTTTGGCATACTTATCGTGATAACTATTGTATAATTCTGTATTAACTGCCGCCAAAATTTCATCTTGATTTTCTTTTAAATAATTCTTAAATACCAACATCTTTTTATCATAAATTTTTTTCCATGTTTTTTTATCTAATGCCGCAGAACTATTTTCTCCATTTAACACTAAATCAACTAGAAATTCTTCATCAAAATTAGCTAAATAAAAATCAATAGCTCTTTTGTTTAAAATAAAATTATTTCCTTTGCTTAATGTTTTTAAATAATTATTATAGTTATACAGCTTCCTATAAAAATTATATTCTTTAGGAATTAAATTCATTTCAATAAGCATATTCATATTTCTTAGGTTAATCACTAACTTTTTACCGCAAATGGAATTAATATAATTATCCATAGCTTTTTCTCTATTATTGTCACAGATACAATCAAAAGCTCCAGATTTTATTAAAGAAATCATTTGAACTACATTTACTTTTACTTTTGAAAGAAAATCATCAATAGAAGTATATGGACGATTTTTGATGATGTCATAGATTAATTGATTGCCAATTCTATTTATCCCACGAAAACCTGAAATAATTGTTTCCTCTTTTAAATCTGGACTATAAGTAATATTTGACTTATTGATATTTGGTAAATTAAAAGAAATGCCGGCTTTTTTCATTTTTCCTACTGCTGTAGCTATTTTACCATAATCACATCCAGAATTTTCTAAGTCTTCTTCATTAAACTTTTGTGATAAATTCATAGACCCAGAATCAACGATTAAATTTGCTGTATTCCAAAAAATTATAGGGTATTTATAAGCTAAATTCATTTCTTGTAAACCCAAAATTGAATAGCCTAATGTATGCGCGGCGTTAAAGCCATAGCCTTTATTTACAGATATAAGAACTTTCCACACATAATTACATAAATTATAATCACATTGTTTTTCTTTTACTGTTTTATAAAATTCTTTTTCAAGTTCTTCAAAAGCCTTTGGGTTTTTCTTTGCAATTGATTTACGCAATTTATCGCTCCATAATAGGCTAAAACCACCAATTTCAGGCTGTTGAACTAGAATCATAAATTGTTCTTGCTGTATACACATTCCATAAGTTATTCCCACAATATTTTTTAAAAGTTTCCAATACTTTTTATCAACTTTCCATTCTTCTAATTCTTTATACCATTCGTTTATATTATTTTTAAATCTAGCAAATTTATCAATTGGTGTTTCTTTTACTCCTTCTGGTGGCATTAATCTAATCGCCGCATTTAAAGCTGCCAAATCGTCTACTGATGTAGGTTTAGCTACTGCTATTCCTTTTACACCGCTTTGTTCTTCCATTTGAAACAAACTTTCAACTTTATGATTATGAATCATTTGCCACATTTCTGGAGCATTACGTTCAAGATTGTATACACCAATTGCTTGTTCATATCTTTCTCTTAGTGATAATTTTTTATCTAAATAATCGTATTCAGTAAGTAAATCTAAACAGGCTCTTATTCTATCCAAAGCTTCAATGCTTAATAAATCTATTTTAATAAGACTAACTTCTTCAAGTTTATGTAAATCATATTGAGTAATAATATCACCACTAGAAGTTTTCATTAAAGCAGTTGTATTTGTAATTGGCTCATCATAAAAAATAATTCCACCAGCATGACTGCCCACGCCATTAACCATGCCTTCTATATATTGAGCAACTTTCCATATATCAGGATATTTATTAGCCATCATGTCTTGAAAAGTTTTATCTGGAGGAATATTATTTTCTTCATCACCATAAAAAGTTTGTTTAAGTGTTCTTTGTAGACCCCTATCAGCTTTAATGAATCGTGATAAATCAGCTCCAACTTCAGGCGGATAACCTAATCCTCTTGCTGCGGTTTGTAAAGCAGAACGTGCTTTTTCTGTTTTTATTGTTAAAACTTTTGAAATTCTATCTTTTCCATAAGCTTCTTGTAATGCCCCATAAACTTGCGGTCGTTTTCCTCCTTCTATATCACAATCAATATCTAAGACACTAACACGTTCTGGATTTAAAAATCTAAAGCTATAAGTTTTGGTTTTTTCCCTTAAAGGATTAATTTGTGTTATATTTAACATATTTAATAAAAGAAATCCGCAACCACTCCCTCTTGATGGAGCAACAAGAGAATTACCTTTTTCCCATATAATTTTTATATAATCTCTCATATTTAACAAATAAGCACTCCAACAAGTATGCATCTTTTCTGAAGCTAAGCGAATTGCTTTTAAATTATCATCTATCGCTTCATAAGTTTCTTCATTATCATATTGGTCTTTATCTTCATAAATTTTTGTTATAATTGCCGCTGCCAAATCTCTGTCTTCTTGATGATTAGAAACATAAAAATATTCTAATTCTTTTATTCGATTTTTATATTCTAAAAATTGCTTTTCTGTTATTTTGTTTATAGTTTTTGGTAAATAAGGAATGTGTAAAGGCTTTTTTAAATTGTAATATTTACATTTATCATAAATTATTTTTGTATTATCCATCCATTTAGAAACTAAGTCAGCCCCAATTTCATCGTCCATATAATTATGAATTTCTTCTCTACTCATCATATATGTTGTAGCATAAAATTCTTCGGTTTCTCGTTCACCCTCTTGGGCAGTTAAAAAAGCATGATGAATACCAATATCTTCTTTCTTTAAATAGTGAGCATCTAAAGAAATAACAACTGGAATTCTTAATTCTTCTGAAATTCTTTTATACACATGATAAACTGCTTTTTGCTCCTTAGAATTGGCTGGCTGAACTTCAAGAAAAAAATCATCTTTTCCAAAAATGTTTCTTATATCATTAACCCATGACAATAAACTATTGTAAAGGTTCTCATCATGATTATTATAATATAATACACTTTTTGTTGCGAGAAAACTTCCCAAACAGGCTGTTAAGCCTATAATATGTCCTTTATTTTTTTCAACAATATCTTTTAAATCTTGATAATAAGTTGGTACTCTTATCATTTTACCTTGCTTAAAGCTTCTCATCCATGCCCTTGTAGACAATTCATAAAGTTGCTTAACACCAATTTCATCTTTCGCCAATAAAATGAAGTGCCAAAATCTATCTTCACCTCTTTTATAATTTTCTTTATTTAATCCATCTCTACAAAGATATATCTCGTTTCCTTTTATAATTTTAAAATCTGGATGTTTTTTTCTTATTTCTTCTTCTACTTCTTGACAATGTAAAAAACTTGAAACGGTTTCGTGGTCTGTGATAGCTACAAAATTATGCCCCAATTCAAGAGCATATTTACATAATGGCTCAAGTTTAATAATACAATCCCTTAGACGATAATTGCTACTGTCTAAATGAGTATGACAACTACCATAAAATTCTTTTTCCGTATCAATCACCCCTTCATCTTTTCTATATTAATTATACACCTAATTACTTACTTTTTCAATTCTTCATAATAACTAACAAAATCTCCTTTTCCAAAGCCCGGAATCGTAGTATTTCTTGCCGCCAAGCTATTAAAATCCATTTTTAAAATTATTTCTTCTGCTTTTTGATTCAAAAATTTTATAAAAAAGAATTGTTGACCATCTCTCATTCTCTCTATAACTTCACTCTTAGCTTTAGGGTAAAATAGTTGATTATAATCATACCAACCCTGTCTAAACACTGCTAAATCCCAATCTTCATAAACATTATTAAAAGATTGCGAAGTAGCATTATACTGCCAAATTAAAAAGTCTTTATGACTAGTTTTTGGCGGCGAAACTATTCTTTTATTTATTGAACACAATTTTTCTTTTGACCAAATCTGGAAGACTGTCCTTATCTTATACTCTTTGTTGTTTTCTAAAAAAGAATTTTCAGGCAAATAGAAATAATCAACCAAATTATAGGCAGCATTTAATTGCTTTTGAACACTCCATTTCATAAAAGAAACGGGAAAAATCATAGCAATATAATCAGCGAAAGTAGCCGATTTATTAAAAAATAATATAGCATCATTTGAACGCTTACCAAAAGGTGGATTTCCAATTACAATATATTTTTTATTTAAATCTGGTAAGTAATTTAAAAAATTTAATTTTTTAATAGTTTCATTTTCTGGATATAAATCATAAGCTTCACAATTTTGTAATTGAGATGAAAAACTTCCATTTCCAGCCGATGGCTCTAATAGAATATAACTATCAAGATTTGGAATGCGTTCTTTCGTAAAATTAATACACTTTTTAGCTATATCAAGTTTAGTATAATATTTATCGTTTTTTGTTATAATTATGCACCTCCCAAAAAGCTAAAGAAACAATTTGATAAACTTCTTAAAACTTATTTCTTTTTTTTCATCGCTATACCAATTTCTATTGCAATAAGCTGTAAAACATCAATTACAACTGAATTTCCAAATTGTTTATAAGCTTGGCTTCTACTCTTACAGATTTTATAGGAATCTGGATAACCCATGATTCTAGCACATTCACGTGGATGTAGTTTCCTTGTCCTTCCGTTTATTAAATATCCACCTGTCTTAGCGAAAATGCCTCCACCATATGCCGAAAGAGTAATTGCAATTCCTTTAGTGCTGTATATTCTTTCACCTTGTCTACCTTTGTTTACAACACCTAAACGAATAGTCTTATTGCTATACTGATTGTCTTCTACACCATTGTAGTAAGTATCTGGTCTATCAATATATAAGTCTTTGACTATTTCTTCATCTTTAAGAAGCAAGTCTTCTACATGATGCGTTAACCTAAATGGTTTAGGAAACTTAAAATCATTAATTTCTAAATCATTTCTAAAGCACACCATATAAATTCTTTCTCGTTTTTGTGGGATACCATAATCAGCAGCATTCAACACTTTTGATAGAATGTATAACCCAATTCTTCTATAGTGCCTTTTACAACTTCAAGAGTTTTTCCATCATCATGCGTAGCAAAATTTTTCACATTCTCCATAAAAACAACTTTTGGTTTCTTCGCTTTTATAATTCTTGCAACATCAAAAAATAATGTTCCTCTACTATCTTCAAAACCACGTTGTTTGCCACTAATTGAAAATGCCTGACAGGGAAATCCAGCACAGAGTATGTCATGTTCAGGAATCGTGTTCTCATCAACTTGTGTAATATCTCCATCAGGCATATCACCAAAGTTCTCAGCATACACCTTTTGCACATGGATATCCCACTCATTTGAATAAACACAGCTCGCACCTAATGATTCTAATGCAATTCTGAATCCACCCAATCCTGCAAATAAATCTATAAATGTATACCTACTAACAACTTCTTTTCTATTGTAATCATCTTTACAACTCCTGTCTTACATTATTTTAATTGCGACATACTGTGGTATAATTTTTAAGAAATACAAAAAAAAGACTATCAGCGATTAAGCCAATAGCCTTTCTTCGCCAGCAAAATTAATAAACTTTTACTAACTTAACAATTACCCAACTTTCGTCTTTCTTACACTTCTTAGTAGATGAATAAGATGTTAATTCGTATCCATCTTCTAATTGCTTAGCCTTAGCATTCTCGATTAATGCCTTAGCTTCTTCTTCTGTATTAACCATAAATTCTTCAGTTCTTTTTAATAATAGTCCTTCATTCATATAATATACCTCCTGTTTGTTGGTGTTTCTCTCATCTTTTTATAACAATATTATACCACATTTTATCTTAAAAGTCAAAAACTTAAATAATCATCTTCTTTTATTTCAACATCAGATATTACAATTTGCGGCGACACATTACCCATATATTCATTTCTATTAGGTGTCCCAATGACAGTTAAATTAATTTTATTATTCAGCTCATTAATTTTTTTAATAATTTTCTCTGCTTTAAACATTACATACTTGATATTATTAAAAGTAAAATTAATAACATTTTTCGCCGCACCAACAATTCTAATATCCTTTTTATTTAAAATAATATTTTTTACTAAAATTTTTGGCTCTGGATTGAACTGCCCAAAGCTTTCACCATCATTTTTTGTTAAATCAAGAATTAAATTATCAAGTTTAGAATAATTGCCAGCAACAATAAAGTCAACTTCATAAACACCTTCGTTAAAATTAATTTCTGAAAGTTTTACATTAGCGTATTCTAATAACTTTGGAATGTTTTTTTCTTTGATAGAAAAACCAAATGCTTGTGAGTGCAAGTATTCCTTAGGTTTCCCTAAGGTTTAGACTATATCTTCTATAAATATAGAATTCCTGTTTCTAATTGTGTATCAATAACAATTTTACTCCCATAAAAGGATAGTCGTTAGAAGTTTAATTTTTAAAAAAATCATTTCTTACGGGATTGGCATTTCAGCTTTCCCCGTTAGCCTATAATAGACCTCGTTGATAAACGACAAAAGAATTAAGAGCCATATTATTAACCCTCTGCGTAATCCATCAAATTGCTGTCCAATAAAAATTGTTTAGTATCTGTAAGTTCACAATTTGATACTCCTCTTACAGACCCCCTAAATAATCCTTCTGAATTTGTTCTACCTAATAGAACTGGCTTTTTATAACGTGATACAACTTCAGTAGCACATAATCCGGTTAGTGTTGTTGAAACATTTAAATCATCAGCGTGTAAAACTAAAATTTGATTTTCATCTAAACAATTTTCAATAATTTGAATATCTAAAAGCTCTCCAGCCTTTTCTTTTTCTTTATTCTGTCTAGCACGAGCATTCGCACAATTTCTGGCATTTTGTTCAGAAATTGTTTCTGTTTCATTACTATGTCCTCTTTTTGTCGATGGAATTTCTTCAAGAGCATAAGTTTCTGTAAAAGCCTTAAATAATAAGTCTTTTTCATTTTGATTTCCTACTCGAATTAAAGCATTCACTAATGGAGCAATATAATATGCCACTTGAGTTTGTGTAAGGCGGCAGTTATCCAAAAAATCTTCTGTAATATCTTCTGTTTTCATCCGAAATAATGAATATGCTTGTTGTTTAATTAATGCTCTAAGCCCTTCATTAAAAATATTAGAAAGCCCAACTTTATTAATATATCTATTTTCAAGAGTATTGGTATTCATACAGTCGGCAACATGAGCAACAGCAACTAAATCTAAAAAAGCATCAGCAAATTTAATTTCTTTATTACTTTCAAAGTATTTCAAAAATTTATAAACTACGCCAGCACCACTTAATGCTTTATTAGGGTAGTTCTTTGATAACTGATTATTAATTACTACAGCATCTTGACAATAGCCAGAACTAAGATGGTGGTCAAGTATTAAAATATCATACCCTAAACCTTTAAGAATTTTACATTCTTCTGTATCATTACTGCCTGCATCGGGAATTATGATTAAGTCATAAATTTTGTCCTTTAAGAACAAATCCATTTTTGTTTCTAAACCATGTTCTTTACCTTCTGGAATCAGATATTTTAAAGTATATTCGTATCCTTCATTCGCTTTTAGCATTGACAAATAATTATAAATTATTGTGCTACTAGCTACGCCATCTAAATCTGAATCCATAATGATTAATATTGTGCTATTATTTTTAATATGTTTTTCTAATAATTCTTTTCCTTCTTTCATATTATCTAACAACTCAGGCGGAAATAATTCTTTTGCTGTAGGATTAAAATATCTATTCTTGTAGTCTTCATTATCTTCTAAAATTCCTCTATCAATTAATAAATTTTCTAAAAAGTTTTCATTAATCTCTCTTTTTGTTCTTCTTAAAAACTTCAAACGTAAATCGCACTCCTCAATAATTTTTCAAAAGTTTCTTTTCCTTTGTCTAAAGGACTGTCTTTTAATTCTAATAATTTCTGATAGTCCCATAAAAATCCCATTTTACATAAAGAACTAAATTTTAAACAATAGTTTTTCAACTTTTGATAATATTTTTGTTTCTCTTTATAATTTTTACCTTCTTTATCAAAAGCAATAATAATTCTATTTACTCCAATCTTTTTTAACATTTCTATTTGATAACGATGAATTGAACTGCCGCAAGCCGCTACACAAATGTTTGCCGCGGAGCCATAATAAGTTTCATATAATAAAACAGATTTTTCACCCTCTACAAGAATAGCCGTTTTATATTTTTTTAAATTATCTTTTACATTATTTATTCCATACAAGTTAAATCCTAATGGATGAGAATAGGTTGTTTCACCAACAGAAATAGGCATATATTTTCCTATTTTTAAGTCTTCTGGATTTAATGAACGACCTCTTATTCCAATTAGTTTACCGTCTATATTATAATGTGGAATAATAATCTTATTCTGACTAATGGAATAAAGAATATTATATCTATCCATTGCTGCCTTCGAGATTCCATCACTTAGCCATTCACTTGTATAATATTTAATAAAACAATTTAAAATGCCACTATCATATTCTTTTAGATTAATGACTGGTCGATGTCTATGAAAATCAGAATAAATCGTTTCATAACTTTTGTAATCAAAAGATTCAATATAATTTTTCTTTTTTAAATCATCAACAACTTTTAGAACTATGTCTCTGTAAAAATCGTATTGGATTCCTAACAAATTATATCGTCTTTCAAAAAGATCAAAAATATCAAAGGATTCGCCGCAATGCGTATAACAAGTAAAAAGTTTAGAATTTTTATAATAATACAATTTTAAACTTGCTTCTTCCGGATTCTCATTATGACACAAAGTTTGAAAAATGATACAATCTTTTTTTTCAATATGAGTTGTGCCGCCCAAAGAATAAACCAATTCAATTATTCTTTCAGGCGTTAGTTGCTCATTTAATTCCTTTAATGTCATAACATATCATCCCAATCCTTTTTTTCAGCTAAAGTTCCAAAAGCTTCTTTAATATCATCAGCAGTTAAATTTTCAGTTTCCTTTGGTTCAATGGCATAACTGCTTTCTAATAAAGAATCACTAACCTCACCAGTGTTATATAAGTTTAATTCATCATTAAAACCACCTTTTTTTAAAATGGAATAGTTTGCTAGATTAAAATCGGTTAACACACGACCTTGTGCGTCTGTTATAAACAAGTCTTTTCGGCGGCAAATGCCTAAATCATTCTTACAAAAAATTCTTACCATGTTCCAACGCCCACGCCGATTTTTATAAACATCAATTACTAAATTTGGTTCTCCAAAACTAGAAATATATTCTGAATATGGTTGTAATTCTTCTCTTGTTGGTCGGCTCATGATACAACCTACATCTACCAAATCGGCTATCGATTTTGACCCTCTGACTTTCTTGTAATCTCTGAACCCTCCCTTTGGGTCATCATCTCCAGAAATTTGCGTTGAAGTCATAATAAAACTATTTAATTCTACTGCCAAATTTTTTAATGCTGTTGTAAACAATCTTAAACAAACGTGTTCTGGTAATTTCAAATCTCGATATTCTTCTAACATTGCTGGACTTGAGAATATGTAATCATAAAAGAAATTTTCCACACCATATTGTAAATTATATCGCCTGAATAAATTCTTGATAACACTTGAACTTGGGTCAGGCACTCTGGCAAACAAAATATTATCTTTATATTTTTCCATAATAGAAATTGCTACATTTATTCGCTCTATATGAGCATCTGTGTAATTTCCATATAAAAAGATTTCTTCATTATATCCAGTTAAATAGGCTAATATCATTGTTTTAATTTCTTCTGGGTCTTGTTCGGTCATTACATACAAGACTTTTTCGCAATTCCCCGTAGAAATCCATTTATTCTTATGGGTATCATAACGAATTGGATAGGCGATATTACAGCAGTCGCCAACCATTTGACGAGTGTTATGCGACACCCATAATGTTTCGCCTGCCGCAAATAAATGTTCGCCATCAACATAGAAACACGTCATTTCAGTATAAAAGTTTGTCGACTCAATCTTTACTATCCTATCTTTATTAATTTCATTTTTTATAAGATTAGTTATTAATAAATTCCCGTCTACTCTATAGTTATTATATCCTACAGAAGTCAAAAGAAACATTAATTTATCTCTAAATTTTTGACTATAAGCATTAATATAAGCTTTATCATCTTTTTTATAAACTTTACATAAAATTCCACTAATCAGTTCTTTTCTTTGTTGTAAATTACTGACTAAATATTTATCCAATAGTTTATAATCTTGATTCTTATAAATCTTTATTCCAATTTTATATAGTTTTTTATTCCTAATATTTTTTGTAGGTAAATCAAATCCGCCTGTAATAGTAGGCACGCTATAAGCTGTATAGTCTTCCTTATAAATTTCTTTTAATTCTTTCGTTTGAAGAGAATTGCTACCGTCTTTATAGAAACTCCATAAATGCTCATCACAACATTCAGCGACCTTACCACTTTCAAAATAAATCTTATAAACTTGTTTCTTTTCTTCTTGCGGATAGACAGCCAAAACTTGGGTATAACTACCATGTCTATTTATTAATAAATCGCCTATTCTTACTTCGCCAATAGTTTTCCACCCTTTAGAAGTAATAATTTTTGTATAATTAGGAAGAGCCTTGCCTACAGATGTCCCGGCACTTCTTAAATATAATTTCCCCTTTCTTCCGCCACGACAAATTGTATTAAAAATATCCCCCTGTAATGGACACCCAACTTCTGGTTCTTCTTTTAGTTCCTTAATCAAATCCCTAATATTGTCAGAAGCTCGGCTTTCAGATAATTGATTGTTTAATACGAATTTCTTTTCATAATTTGCTACTTCACTTTTCAAAAGATTAATGATGTCATTAGGAGTCATTGTTTCAAACTTGTCATTAATTTTATTGTAATCTGGACTTAAGACATCTTCACAATAAATATTACTAACATCTTTTCCTGTTCTTTGTAAATCTTTTAATAAATTAAGCTTTTTTAAATTGTTATAATAATAACTAAAGTTTTTTGGTTCGCATTCATTTTCACAATCTTGTAAAAAACTAATTCCATTTTCTTTTTCAATTAAATTCTTTGCTTTAGAATTAGTATCTAAATAATTTACAATATCAACAGTTCTAATAGCTTCAGCACCTTGTGTATACAAGTTATAAATTGCTGAAAAAATGTATTTATCCATTGTTTGTGGAAAATCATCTTTTTCTAATAGATATTTATCTGTATCATTTAATAATGATGGCTGTGCCATTAATGAACCCAAAATTTGAATTACCGTATGTCTATCAACTTGAATCAATAAGTATCACTCCTTTTCTATAATAATATTATAACATATTATTGATACAAAAGCAAAATAATTAACAATAATAACTAGCCGCTTCACCTCTAGTGATAAAAAAATGAATTCCAGTAGAGCATTCATCCCATCTATTTTCATCAAAATCTTTTACTTCTACTGTTTCATCAACTCGGTAAATAAAATTTTCATCAAATACTGAATGAGCTAAACTATAATTCACAGCTCCATCAATAGAAGTGATAGATAAAACTTTAGCTTTACTACATCTACATTTTCTACCTGTGGCTGATGAGCGTTTTGCATTCTCTGGAATTAATAATTCTACAACACCAATTCTTCCTCTTTCAGTTACGGCACTCTTATAACCAATAAAACTTCCTTTTTCAGGACATTGTAAAGGGAAAAGATTCTGCTTTTCTCTATGCTTTACGGTAGTAAGGTCTGTATTAATTAAAATACTGCCATCAAGACAAGCTCCATTCAAATTGATATAAGCTAAACAAGCATTTAAAAAATTCGCATTGTTAAGAATAGCATAAGATAAATTTGCATTTTTTAAATTCGCACAGAAGAAATTTGCTCCAGTAAAATCCGAATAACTCAAATCAGAATTTTCTAATACAGAAAAATCTAAATTAGCATCAATTAAATTAACATGGGATAAATCCATGTCGCTCAAATTTGTCCAGCTTAAATCCGCACGAACGCCGTCTTTTCCTCCTCTAAGCCATTTTTCATGTAAATTTAAAATTTTTCTTAATTCTTCATCACTAATCTTTCTCATAATAATTCTCCTTTTTATTCAATAGAATCTAAATCAATTTGCTTCTTTTTCTTTCTCTTTTTGTATAAAAATTGAGATGGGTTATAAGGAATTTCAATTCTATCTCTTTCTAGTTGCTTTTTAATTTGCTCTTCAATTAACTTTTGTTCCGCTGCCTTTTCTTTATAATAATTTATAGAATCTTTTAGAACATAAGTGATAATACCAATCGTCTTATATTCTTCTTTTACTCTGTTTCTTTTAATTTCATAAAAGTATTTCAAAGTTAAAAGCTGGGCTTTATAAGAAATTCCTTGATTTAACATACGATTCATTAATGTTAGATTATGAGTGCTTACTGGTTCTTCTTCTGAATTAACTCCAAAAAGTCTAATAATATAATAAAACAAAGCATCTCTATCATCATAATTTTTCTTTTTTAATTCTTTATTCTCTTCTGATAAATATTTTCCGGCAGTAGCATATGAAATGTTTAGTTCTTTTGCTACACGAGATAGATTTTTATATTCTTTGTATTTTTCATTTATTTCATTAATCAATTCGGCAGTTATTTCTTTTCTAACTTTTTTCTTGTTTGAGTATTTACTTACAGTTGCCGGGCTTAGCTTCAAAATTTCTGCTACTTCTTTTTGTGTTTTTTCTTTTAAAAGTTCATTAATTTGCTCTACAATTTCCGGCGTAACTTTAGTTTTCATATCACCGACCGACCTCTCTTTTCTTTTTCTATATTTATTATAGCATATTTTAAAAGGAGAATCAAGAAATTCTCAATTCTCCTTTTTGTTTTATTTTATTTTTAAATTTCATCTAAGTATTCTGCCGCCTGAGCAACCAAACTACGTTCAATTCTTCTCAATTTTACTGCAGCAAAAATCTTAGAATAAATTGGAGACTCTCTTAATTTCAATAATAGCTTTAATCCACTCTTATCTTTAAAAATTAAACTATCCGTTTGTTTTAAATCGCCATCAAAAAAGATTCTACTATTTTCGCCACAACGAGAAATCAAAAGCTTAATATGATATTCGGTTAAGTTTTGTGCTTCATTGATAATAACAATAGCATTTGAAAAACTACGTCCTCTAATAGAAGCAATAGGAACGACTTCTAGTTCTTCTAGTTCAATCATGTTTTGAACTCTATCAATTCCAATTAAGTCAATTAACGGGCCAATTTGACCGCTGATTTTGGGGAGTAAATCACCCGGCAATGTGCCTACTTCCAAAGAGTCTTTTGTATAAGCATTGTTTGGAACATAGATAATTTTTGAAATTTTCCCTCTTTCTAATTCTTGTAAAGCAAAATTTGTTAAGATAAAGCTCTTTCCCGACCCTGCACAACCTCCAGCATAAACAATCTTATTATCTCTATCAGATAAAGCAGCGAGTAAGCATTGCTGTTCAGTGTTTCTGGCTCTTAGAGTATCAATATACTTATTATGAATAGCATAAGTATCTTTAACTAAATTAAGTCTAAAGCCATCATAACGAAAGGCGGCAATATCCTTATAATCTTCAATGCCATATTTGTCAGTCTCTTTTTCATACTTATTCTTAACAATTAAAAATTGATTATAACTAAGTTTTAGACCTTCTGGCACAACTCCTTTTTCATAGACGTTTTCTAGTTCTTTAGAATACAAATTACTGTCTAAATCTGGAGACCAATAAGCTACACCGCTATATTCATCTTTATCTCCATATCCTTCAGTCCTAATGCCTTTAATAATAGCTTGAACTTTAAGATATACATCGTTTGTAATGAGAACGCCGTCATTTTCTTTTGTAATATCTAAAAGCTGTTCATCTACAACTTTATCTCGATAAGTTGAATCCCATTTTAATTTATTTAAATTTCTTGAAATATATACCGCCGCTCGCCGTGCTTTTTCAGCAACTTCTTTGTTTAAATGTTTTTTTAATCCGTCTAACTCCTTTAAAACCGATAAAGCAATTAAATTATCATCTTCTTTTTCTACAATTTGCGGATAATCTAATAGAACATTTGTATCAATAATTTTTTTCAATCGCCGCCACTCCTATAAATAAGTAAAATAAAAGGGAGATAATTATTATCTCCCCAAAGAATTAGTCAAAGTTTAGACTATCTTTAATTTCTCTAAGAGAGTCTTCTAATTCAGTCTTCTGTTCTGCTGTAATTTCAGAAAATTTAATTGTTTTTCCAAAATTCTTTTCTAAAATGGTTATAATTGCTTCTTTCTGGTCTACTGTTGCTTTAATCCAAATGCTTTTTGCTTCTTCCATTAATTCATCAAAAGTTTTGCTAAAATAAATGTTTTCTTCGTCAGTTGCTTCATCACCACTTGCGGCGGCTTCTTTATCAATAGCATCATAAATAGCATTAATAAAATCATTATAATTTAACTTAACTTTAGGAACAACATAATGAAAACGACACTTGGTTAAGAATCTTTCATCACTTCTCAAGAAAATATATCTTTCATGAACAATCTTATCATCTTGCTTTTCAGGTACATCTCTAATATAACCAATGATGTCTACAAACTTGTTAATAAGCAAGAATGGTCTATTAGGTAGAGCAGGAACAATTTGATTGTATTCTTGCCCAAGGTCATTAATCTTTGGCTTTTCGGTTTCGTGAGAAATGAATAATAAGCCATATCCATAATAAACTAATTCTCTAAAAGAATCCATAAATTCATTATCAAGAATCTTATACCCACCACCAAAGCCTGCAACATCCTTGATAGTCTCTGCGTCATGTTCATTACAAACATATTTTTCACAAAGCTTATATGCTTCATCTACTGTATCAATTACTAAAATTTCATATTTATCTAAAAGCAAAGGTTTCTTTGTTTTAGGGTCAGTTCTTTTTAACTGCTTAACAAAATCTTTATAATCGCTCCAGCTTTTAACAGGAGCAACATACTTATCATGTAATCCATTTGTGCCGGGTTCAAAGGATAATATAAGAGACTTAGGGAATTTTGAAGCTAATGTAGTCTTCCCACAACCCAATTTGTTATCATATAGACTTTTTATTCTATATATCTTACCATTCTTTTTTCTGGCAAGTTCAGCATACCTTTCACGCATTCAGCGTTGGAGTCTCGTGGAAATTTTATTCTTTAATAGGAACTTCTAAAAGTAATTTCTCGTATTTTTCTTTTTTTCTCTCTAAGAATAAAGAATTATTTGTGTAAAGAATATCATATATTTTTCTTGTAGCGTTAGTGCTGTAAACAAAAGAATAAAAATCTTTTTCATGAGAGCTATCTTTGTGTATATTAACATTAGGAATATTATATCTTTCTTCTAAAACCCCAATAATCCATTCTAACACAGGTTTAGAAGCTCCACATATTCCCCATCTTAAACTTTTGCTTTTTCCTCCACGAGTAAGATTCAAGTTTATAGTTCCATCTCCATCAAAATATCCTCTTATATAATCAATATAAAACTTTTCATTAAGTTTAGTTGGAGGTAAGAGTGCATAAGTCTTTTGAGGGATTATATTATATTTTTCTAAATCTTTTTTGTGTTCAGCACATGACCAATCAAGACTAGCGAATACAAAACCTCTTTTATTTTCTCTTATTTTGATAGGATTTTCAATTTTTACTATTTCTTTTATTCTTTCCAAGATTTCTTTATCTACAACAGACAACTCTATTCTTATTCTATTTCCATTTTTAGAAATATTGCCGTCAGAAGCAAGGAATCCAAGAAGCCAAGCCATATTTGAATTTTCTTCTTTAAAGAAATTAGGATTTTTTTCATAATGTTGAGTTGTTCTATCATTTGTTTGATTTGCTACACAAATTGATTCATGTAAATTTCTAATTTGAATATTATTTTTTAACAAAATATTTTTCACAGTTCTGCCAGATAAACCAAATTGTCTACCAGACTTTAGCTGTCCAAATTTTTTATTTACGTAATTATCAATTACTATAGATTCAATTTGCTCTAAAGAAAACCCTTTATTTCTTTTTAATACCCATGTTTCCGCAGCCGTGCGTATGTAAATGTCTTTATTTTTTAAGATTTTTTTAACATCGCCCTGTGTAATATGATATTTTTGAGATAATTCCTTTATTGTATAAAGATTCTGATAATCTTTTATTAGTTCCTCCATAATTGGACAAACCTCCTATTAAAGCTATTCTTTTCTATGCGTTGTGCGTGTTTATTCTTTTAAAAACAAACTTCCGCTCGGATTAGCATCTCAGCCTTCCCGTTTTTACTCCATTTTTTCTATTGTAAAATAGAAGCCCAGTTTATCTAGGCGAGCCGTATAATAGAGTTATCTTTCCTTTTAAATTTCTACTAATTTTTTGTGGTTCAAGTTCAAATAAATTTAAAGCCATAAATATTAATTCCTCCAAAAAGTAAAATAGATATAAAAATAGGGGAACTTAATCCCCTATTAATTTAGAAATCAAATTCACTACCCATTACATTTGATGTCTTCTGTTTATTCACACTATTTGCCTTTTGCTTAGTTTGTTCAATTCTTGCTTGTCTTTCTGTTAAAGCTTGCTGAATATCACCCATATCATAACTCTGAGCTTCGTCATTTGGCATTGTGCCGCCAGTAATGATTAGTTCTCTAACATTCTTGGTATAATGCTCTACCAATGGTTCACCAAATGCCTGTTCAATCTCCTTTACTTCGTCCTTTACAGAATATTTAATTCTTCCTACGATATTAACTGTATCACCCTTATTCCAATTTTCAGAAATAAAGTCATATGCCTGAGAATTTTCACTTTCCGCAATAAATTCTACTACTTCCACACGACCATGATAACCCACAAAAATAACCTTAACCTTTAACCGTCCTGTATTTTCACCATCTCGATTAACTTCTTCCTTAATAGAGCCAATTACAACATTATTAAGATTAAAAGTAGCACAATCAACATCTTTCAATGCAGCTTCCTTTGCCCCCAGCATTCTGAATTTTGTAATACTCACTTCCTTATCTGTTCCAGCTGGAATATAAACATTTTCGTTAATTGAACCGCCCTTTCTGCCATCAGCACCAATAGAAATTCTGGTTGCTTTTTCAGGCTTGTCTCCTGCGGCAGATAAAGAAATAAAATCTTTAAATTTCTGACCGTTTTTGTAAATAGGATTTACGCCACCCTTAGAACAATCCTTATTGGCATACAGTTCAATTGGAACTTCACATTGAGTTAATACGCCATTAATTTCTTGGTCTAAACGAACCATAGCATTTACTCGAACATAATCTCGTTCTTGTGGATACGCTTCTGTTGACTTACTACGTCCTTCTTTAATATCAATTGTAGATAGCGTTCCTGTAATTACAAAATTATTATAACTTTCATTTTCTTTAATATTTAACATTTAATATCCTCCAAAAAAAATAATAGTAGTAAGTTTTAAGAATAAATGGGGAGATTAAACTCCCCTTATATTATTCAATTGTCAAATTCATACCTGCTTCTGTTAGAGTAAAATACTTTACATCCTTAACAGTTGTAGTTCCATCTGGATTCTGAATTTCTGTTGGCATAGAGAATCTTTCAATATAATCTACGCCCGCCTTCTTGCCCTTACGTTCAATTGTTAGAACCGCACCTGTAATCTGCTGAACCTTTTCGACACCAAGAGCTTGCTGAACCTGCTTGGCAGTAAACTTAGCACCAGCACCATTACTCTTTAGAAAATCTAGAACCTTAATTGTATTAATACTTGCCATAAAAACATCTCTCCTTTAAAATAATAATAATTTTTATATCTTAAATAGCTGGTGTGCTATTTAATTTACTATAATTAGTATAACATAATTTTTATTTGAAATCAACTTTTTACTTTGAGCAAATTTGTGATTTCTTGATTTGTTCCTTTTACGCCTAAAGCATTTTTGGAAACAAGAGAAATTTCTTTTGTATTAATTTTTACCGTTCCCTCATTTCCTATAATAATTATATCACAATCTTTATCAGTAGTCAAGAATTTAATAACGTAATCATCGTCCTTTGCTTTTGAAATCTTGTTCCCCATGGTTGCTCTACCTTGAGAATGATACTCAGATAACAACGTCTTTTTAATTAACCCATTATGTGTGGCGGCAATTAAATTTGTAGAGTTATTAGGAATTGCTTTCGCATCAATCACATAATCATTTGTTTGTAATTTAATTCCTTTTACTCCAGTAGATTGTCGCCCAATAGCTTCAACACTATCTGAATCGGTAATTAAAAAGTTATTTTTCTTTGTTAAAATTCCAATTTTTTCGTCATTAATTAAACAAACATTTAATACTTCATCTCCTTCTTTCAGTTTAATTGCCGCCAGACCTCTTTTAGAGCAGCTATTATATAACTTGCTCTCTGACTTCTTAATCATACCATTCTTTGTGATAAAGAGCAAATATTTATAAGCATTCTTTTTTTCTGTAGAAATAATGGTAGTAATAATTTCATCATCAGCTAAGTCCAAAAGTTGTGAGTAATGAACACGACCAATCGGAATCTCACTAGCTGGAATTTGATACATTTTCCCCTTATTTGTAAAGATTAGGATATTGCTATAATTAGAATCTGTAAGTGAAAAGATAGATACTTCATCCGACTTCATTTTTAATTTTTTTCCTTTTGCTCCTCGTTTTTGAGTAATTAACGTAGTGGATTCCATTGTATAAAAATTGCCCATGTTAGTGTAATTAATTAATAATTCTTTTTGTTCAATAGGTTCAGCATCTTCATCATCGGAAGTAAATTCCAGATTAATAACTTTTGTTCGGCGTTCATCGCCCCACTTATTTGCAATTCTATCTAACTCTCCAATAAAAGACTTTTTAAATTCTTCTTTATCGTTTATTAAAATATCTAATACTTTAATCTCAGCTTTTTGCTTTTCTAATTCTTTATTAATCTTAATCGCTTCTAATTTCATTAATTTACGTAATTTTAATTCAATTATAGCGTTTGATTGTTCTTCTGATAAACCATATTTATCTTTAAAAATACTAGCAATTTCTTTTTCATCATTAGCATTCTTAATATACTCTACAAAAGCATCTATATTTTCAATTGCTATTAGATACCCCTCATTAATTGCAATTGCTTTCTTTACTTTTTTATGGCTAAATTCTTCATTTTTTAATTTATTATAATCATAAATATAGGACTTCTTTAAGCATGACATAGCATGATTCAAATAAGAAAGCATAATCTCTTTTAATCCATATTGTTTTGGCTTATTTCCGTTTTCAAGCATAAGTTGACATACAGTAAAAGAAGATTGTAAAGAAGTTTCTTTATATAATTGGCGACAAATTCTCTGAACATTTGTTCCGTTATTTAAATAAATAATAATTTTTGTTCCATATTTTCCACAACTCTTATCTGTTCCATCATAATAATTTTTAATTCCAGTTAAATTACCTTCTTCGATTGCCGCTTCTATCTCTCCCATTATTCTATTCGTAAAAACTTGAAAAGGAAGCTCCTTTACTTCAATAGCATTGTCTTTCTCATTATACTCTAAAACAGCTCTTAATTTTACTGCTTTTCCTCTTCCAGTTCGTAAAGATTCTTTAACTTCTTTTGAATTAATGATGGTCGCCCCAGTGGGAAAATCTGGTGGTATATAAATATCATCGTAAGTGGCTTCAGGATTCTTGACTAAAATTTTAAGTGAATTAATTGCTTCTCTTAAATTAAAAGATGGAATATTACTTATACAGCCTACGCCTATACCAACATTTCCATTTACAAAATTAGGGAAAAGAGTGGGGAAAACAGCTGGATACTTGTCTTCACCAGTAAAATTCATTTTCCACTCATCTATAGTATCTTTTTTAATTAATTTTGTAAATTCCGCCGCCAATTCAGAACTACGTAATTCCAAATATCTTGGCTGAGCAAAATCATCACCAGCAGTCATAGTTCCAACATTACCTTTTGAGTCTTCAAGTGGATAACGCATAGAAAAAGGCTTAGCAAATCTTACTACACTTCCCCAAATTCCTGAATCACCATGGGGATTCCAGTGCATAATACGACCAACAATATCAGAACCTTTTTTTCTTCTTTTGTCATATGTGTTTTTATCAAAATACTGTGACCATATAATATATCGTCCGTTAGTCTTTAAGCAGTCTCTTGAATCCGGTAATGCTCTTGTTTGAATAACATAAGCACTAAAAGGAAGATAAGCTTCAGGTATTACATTTTTAATTTCTTTTGAAATTATCTTCATTTACTCAGCTCCTTTTTATTCGCCTTCTACTTCTTTAAAATCTACATTTTCAAAAATATATTTAGAACGCTCTTCATTGTCTTTTCCAAGTAATAAATTCACCATATAAAAAGCATCTTCTACTTCTTCCATTGTAATTTGAACTAATCGAGCATTTTCACCAAAAGCAGCTTCAGCAAAAACTTCGGTATCCATTTCACCTAATCCCTTATTTCTATCATATTTAGCATTAGGATATTTAGATAAAATTTCAGCGAGTTCGTCATCATCATAAGCTAACAGAACCTTATTATTTGCAGAAACTTCATACAATGGAAATTGTGCCCAATATATTTTACCTGCTTTAATTAATTCTGGCATTAAAACATAAAACAAAACAATTAATAAACACACGATGGCTTTCCCGTCTGGGTCTGCATCGGCTGCAAAGGCAATTTTACCGTATCTTAATTTATCAATATTTACTTTATCTAAAATACCACAACCACAAGCCTTAGCAATATCTCGAACTTCTTCGTTTTCTAAAACCTTTTCTAAAGGATTTTTTAAAGCATTAATAATTTTACCTCGTATAGGCATTGCCGCAACATAAGTGCTATCTCTAGAAGCAGTAAAAGCACCCAAGGCACTATCCCCTTCTGAGATATACAAGATGGAATTTTCATCATGAATTCGGCAATCCTTAAGTTTACTTGCCATAACAGATTTTTTTCTAGATTCTTTTTCTACATCTCTGTTCTGGTTTAAAACTGCTTCTCTTGCTTTATCTGCCGCTCGTTCAGCTTTATCCACTTGTAGCAGCAAAGTAATTACTTGATTAAAATCTTTTTGTCTTTTAATAGAAAATTCTTTTAAGCATTCTGAAATAGCCGCTGATGTAGCCGTTCCTGCTTCTGGATTAGCTAAAGAAGTTTTTTGTTGATTACTCCACTGCCCTACCCGAACTTTTACAGACACAAAGCCACTTAAAACATTTCTAATTAAATCACCATTAAATTTAGTGTGAGCTAAAGCATTAAAAGTTCTTGTCAAAGAAGATTTAAAAGCACTAATGAAACGTCCACCATCTTTTACATACAAAGAATTAGCATAGCCTTTAATTTCACCTCTTTTCTGAACCCATTGTAAAGCCAATTCAACTTTACAATCAGCTGTTTCATAGTGATAAGAAAAAGGTTTGGATAAAGCATTTTTGTTATTAATTCCGTCAATTAACCCATTTTCAGAATAAAATTCAGTTATTTCTCCATCGACCACTAACTTAAATTTTAGTCCCTTAGAAAAATAACTCATATTTTTTAACATTTCTTTAAGTGATTCAATATCAATAAAAATGTTTCCATATACTTTTGTATCTGGAACATAAGTAATTTTTGTTCCAGTTTCTTTTGTTTTTCCAATAATTTTTACATCATCATCTGCTACTGCTCCTTCATCATTAGAATGGAACTTTTGATAATAAATGTTGTTATCTCTCTTAACTTCTACTTCAAGCCATTCTGCTGTATGACAAACAATTTTGTTTCCTTCCAGTGTTATTCACAACAGCTCATTACTATTGTTGCCGCAAACGCTGCTATATATTGCTATATAGATTAGACTATATCTTTATCTTTAAGATAATTCTTGCTTCGCATTATTTAATGCTACACCATTCAGGTTAGTCGTTGAACGATTTTATTCGCTGCTGATTGTCCCATAAGGAGTTCCCAGCAATTCAAGAATTTTTACAATGGCTCAGGTTAACCATTACAACCAATAGCAGATGAATAAGCTCCTTCTTCGTGCTTACCGCCACTATGTGGAATAAGAAAGGCAGCAGTTAAAGAATTAATTCCGTCTTCTCTTTTACCTACCGGAATCCCTCTAAATTCATCCCTAACAGTAATTGTTCTATTTTTTGTATCTAAAGTAATTTCACAAATAGAATTGGGCTTTGGATAAACTTCATATTCATCTTGAACATTTACAATTAATTCTCGAAGTCCAAGATTAATTGCTTCTTGTTTTTCACCAGTCAAATACATTCCCAATTTTTGTCGAAATGCTTTCCCAGCACTAAGTGTTTTTATATCATTAGCACCATAACTCACTATATCTACCTCCCTTACTTTTCTATTATAATTATACTATGATTAGGTTTCTTTTTCAATAATTTCTTTGCCATAAGTATTTAAAAATTTCTTTAAATTGTCTTCACCTAGCATAATATTTTTATGTTCTAAAAAGAATTCTTCATTATCAATTTTCCATTTTTTGTCTTTGTTGTATAAATAAATAGGTGTAGTTATAGGTCTTAATAAATTGCGGCTACTAATATCTGGAAAGTCTTTTAGTAAAGCAATCTTATATTTTTTTGGATAAAATTCTCTACAAACAGCCTGAATATAAGTCGCCCATTCTGGTGTTCCTAAACTATATTTTTCTAGACTTATTTCATATCCTTCAGGTAAACATTGTCCACAAAATCTACAATCATGACAAGTAAAAACGCCGCCATGTTTATCCATAAATTCTTGGACATTGTAGTATAGTTTTTTAGATAGGTTGTATTTTTTTACAATGGTATTATACATTTTATTAGAAAAATGCTGATAACCCAATTTTTTCAAGAACTCAGTTTTAGTTCTAGAAGCTCTAAATATCTTTTTTATTTCATCTTCTGAAAAATTGTTATAAATCGCCGCCAAAATATCACCTCTTATAAAAAAATTTTATTATAATATTGCTCGACATCGTTTGGATAAATTTCTTTAAAATATTCTTGAGAAATGTTTAAAAAATAAGTGTTCTTGTTTTCGTAGCACTGCTGATTATAAGAGCCTCTTAAATCTAATCCTTTTAAAATCTTGTTTTTATCAAATCTCCCATCAATAATATAGTTAAAGTAAGATAATTTATCCTTTGGGTATAGTTCTTTTAGTTCTTCCATTGTATAACCACTATAACAAATAATTTTTTTATTTAATTCTTTGACTTGGCGGCACAAGTTTAAAACAACCTCAATATTTTCTTTTTCAACTGGATTGCCGCCGGATAATACAAAATAAGAAATATGAGGAGACTTTAGTTTATCTAAAATCTCCTCGATAGTATCATTTGTAAATGGTTTTCCGCTATTAAAATCCCATGTTTGTTTATTATGACATTCAGGACAATGTAAATGACATCCGCTAACAAACAAAGTTACAGAAATGCCATGACAATTGCCTGTATCAAAATTTATAATTTCATTATAATTCATTAGCATCACACCTTTAGATTGTGTATAATTTTTTCAATAACTAAGTGCTTTTTAATATTCAAAAATCGGGCAGATATATTTCGCCAATTTCTTTTTACCACCTACATAAACCATTAAAACACCTCTACATAAACTCTTCTATTTGGTAAATCAATCCATGGCTTAAAATTCTCTTTATAAAAATTATATCTTATACTACTTTCAATATCAAGAATTTCGCCATTCTCTGCTTCTTTAATTTCATTAGGATACAATAAATAAAAACTACAAGGAATTTCATTTAATTTTCCCAAATAACTTTCATAATATTCTTTAATATCTTTTCTTGATAATTTTGGATAAATAAAACTATGAATATGGTATTCAACTTCTTCTTTTCTCTGAATTTGTAATAGAATTAGCATTTTTAAATTCGTGTTCCTTTCTTCTTTGAATTTTTCTTTGTGTATAATATTCTTTTAGTTCTACCGGACATCTGTTTTTCCAAATAATTTTTTCTTTTCCCTCTTTTAGTCTAGCATCATCATTAAATAATGTTCGCCATTCTTCTGTCATAAAATATTCAAGTTGAAAAAGAAATTGCTCTAATTCATATTTTTTTAAAGAATCGGTTTCTGTTTTTAGTGCTTTTCTATATCTATCATAAGCACGTTCAATTACAGTAGGAATATTTCTGTCAAAAACTTTATTGTTTCTGGAAAAAGCTTTGGAATCTTTTAGAATTTTGTTCCAAAACCTCACGCCAAAAGGACTGTCATAATCATGAATTCTTTGGTTCTCTTTTACTAAATTTTTAATTACGTTCTTCTTTGTTCTTTTAACTCTATTTTCCATAATTAACTCCTTTTTTAAAATTTTATTTTTTTTGTTATCCTCCTTTCTTATTTTTCTATAATTAGTATAGCATAAAAAAGAAGAGAAATCAAATAAAGATTTCTCTTCGAATTTAGATATTAGATGAAATTTTTAAAAAGTCAAATACAGTATCAATTTATTCATCTTCTTCACTAGTTACAATTGTTGGCATTGTGATTATTTCACACATTAAAGCCACTAAAAAGACTATCATTTCTGTTATAATAATTATATTGAAAATCATTAATTCTTTCCCCTCTTTTTTATAAAATTCTTAATTTTTATTATATTATAAAGAAAAGGAGAAATCAATAGACCTCTCCTTTATAAATTATTAATTTAAATGTTTTACTCTATTGTATATATCTTGCGAACGTCCTTTGTTTGGTGTGTAATTACTAATGTATCCACAAATCCGATAAGAAGTTAACACTTTATTTGGATTTGTTTCTCCACATTTAGGGCATTTCCAAAAAACTCTATTATCAATTAATACTTTTTTAAAATCATGTCTGCTAAAACCACAAGTTTTGCAATGAGAGACTTCACTGTTTACTTCACCGTATAAACAGTTTTCGCCGATACATTCAATAATTTCGAGCATTGCGTCAATATTATTAGATAAATTAGGCACTTCAACATAACTTATCGACCCTGAAGAGGTTTTATCACTAAATTGCGCTTCATCAATTAGTTTTGTAAAAGCATCTACTTTATCAGAGACATGATGATGATAAGAATTAGTAATATATAAATTTTGTGTTCCATCTCCTATTTGCCCAAAATCTCTAATACAAGCTTTAGCAAATTTTTCAACGCCAGTTTCCATTGGAGTTCCATATAGTCCTGCCGCAATACCCGTTTTTTCTCTTAATTCATCATTTTTCTCGTTCAAGAAATCTAAAATTTTATGAGCTAATTTATTTCCTTTTTTATGGAATTGGTCTTCACCTGTAATGTAATATACAGCTTCTCTTAATCCAGCATATCCTAAAGAGATTGTAAAATAACCTGAATAAACATATTTTTCTAATGTATCTTCAGGCTTTAATCTTAAATAACCACCATATACTAAAGCAAGCGGATTATCTTTTGCCTTAATTTTAGCAATATGATTAGCTCTCCACAACATATCTCTTTGAGCAATTTCTAAATAATGTTCTAGGTTTTTAAAGAGAATCTCTTCAGAATGTTCTTTATTGTTTTCCATAGCAATATATGGGAGATTTAATGTTTGAACCAACCACTTTTATTTTGTGGTCTGACTATATCTTTTACTTACTGATAGTAAGTGATTATACACTTCTTCTGAAAGAGTTCCACTTTCAGAATACTCTACTTCATTTTAAGAATTTTTCGATAGTCGATTGACCTCACGGCACTGGATAACAAAAGTTTCCCCAGTTAGCATAATTATTCATAGCCATTTCCTACTATTACTTATCGTTAATTACACACCCTATATTTATAGGTTCATATAATTTTCTTTTATTCATCACTGAATAAAGGAGCATTTACATCATACCCATGTTCGCTCTTCCCCATGTAATATAATTGCCATTTTCGTCTTGATAAGAATTTAATAAACTTCTGCACATTTTGTCCCTCATCACTGAAGGTATTGACTATATCTTCTTTACTTTTTAGCAAAGTCTTCCGCTTCAAATATATGAAATATTTTACTCTCTTACATTCATCAGAGATAGTCGATACAGATTGTCAAAAAAATGACTTTCCTCGGTCTCAACTTACCTTGTAAGTCCTAACCGAATTCAAAAGATTTTAAATGAGCTACAGTATTTACTTACCCATTGGGAATGTTAAAACACCTTTTAATTTTAAATGCTTTTTCAGTCCCAAATAATCCGGCACTAATCTTTGAGCTGAACATTTAGCACTTAACTTAGTAATTTCATAATATTTTCCACCTTTCATTGTATCCTTATCTAAAACATACAAAATCTTAGGAAAATTAGGATTAGCATAAGTTCCATCTTCTTGTCGCATTCCTTTTAATCTTTGTTTAATTAATTCTTTATAAACCATAATAAGGTCATCAGAATATTTTGGGTCTTCGCTTAACCAACAACCCACACTTAAAAACGCCGCTTGTCCAGTTCCTGAGCATAAAGTATTAGTTTGATATAAAAATGTTTGCATTCCATCTTCAATTTCTTTTCGCAGTCTTTTATTAACCATTTTTGTTTTTACTTTTTCGACATCAAAATTAGATTTTTCATTGTCACAAAAATTATCTAACATAAGATGAATTTCTTCTTCAACTTCTGTTTCAATCTTCTTTCGACTTACATCAACAAACTTTGCTAAATGAAGAAGATTAATAGTAATCCCACCGAATTGAGAACTTGTAGCCATTGTTAATGCCTGACTTGCTACTGTGCAAGCTGTTCTAAAGCTTTTTGGTGTTTCAATATAAGTAGAATTAATAGCACATCCTTTAAACATATCTTCTAAGTTCCAAAGGCAACAATTTAAAAGATTTCTTGCACTGTATGCACTATCGTTAAAATATACAATAGAGCGTTCATGAGCATCCCAGCAATCTTTTGGCAATAGCTTTTTAAGCATTTCTTTACTCGGTATTTCTGCTAAATAAGCATTTTTAATATGAACTAAATTAGGATTTTTATTCCCATTTTCATATTTAATATCATCATTTACATAAAGAACTTTTTCAATTTCTGTAGGATTTTTTTTTGCTCTTTCTTTATCAATTTTATAATTCGAATACTGTCTTGCTATATCAGGAGCTTTATCATAAAGAACACTCATAACAATATTTTCTATTTCGCTATTAGATACGGCATTTTTTCCTTTCATCACTACTTTAGTTGTAATTTCATTAGTTAAAGAATCAATAAAATCAAAATCCGGCAACTTAATTTGATTAGCTGCTTGAATGATTGCTCTTCTAATTTTATTACTGTCATATGGCATTTCTTTATTATCTTTAATTACTACCATAAGACCACCTCCTTATATCAATAATTATAGCAAAAAATATAAAGAGAGTCAAGAAAATCTCAACTCTCTTTTTAATTCATCCTTCGATTTTTTCAATAGGTATTTCTTCTAATTCTTTCCAAAGTTCTTTAATATAAGAATTGCCGCCAAGAGTAATGTAAGCTTCATAAAGACTAATTAAATCTTTTTTTGTATTCAAAGAAATAGCTTGTTTAGAACTACATTTGTAATAAAGTTCTGTTATTTCATGCCGCAAACAAGCTAATGTTCCTTCTTTATTTGAATCAATTTTTTCGTTTATGGATTCCAAAAGTTCCTTAATTTCTTTATTTTCTTCTTTTTGGGCTTCAGAGGCAATATTCTTAATCATTTCTTTTGGTTTTTTTAATACAAAAGCAATAAACCCAGCAATTGTCATAATAGCACCACAAACACCACTAATAGATAGTAAAACTGTTATTACACTCGTCACTTTAACACCTCCCATTTCTTAGATAGTCTAAGTGATATTTAGATTTAACTCTATACTCTGACGTATTAAAAATTTTTTCAAAAGTAAGAGTATCTAAATCCCAATATGGTATTCTAATAAGAGGTATATTATTAATTAAAGCAAATTTATTTTTTACTCTATCTCTTTCTTGTGACCTAAGAAAACCACTATAATTTTTATGAAAATGTTTAATATATTCATAGTGTTGCCGCCCATCTACTTCTATGAGTATAAATACTTTATTGTTTTTAATGATAGCAAAGTCATACCTTAATTGAACGTGTTTCTTTCCCACTAATCCTCTAAACATAATTTCTGTTTTAAAAGGAATACCATTTCTCTTTAAAAGACTTGCTACTTTTTGCTCTCCTTTAGAAGTCCTCATTTAACTCACATCGAGTTTTATTTCTTTGACAACCACAAGGCTTTTCTGGGATATATACTGGATAAGGCATTGGCATGAAAGCTACTTTTCCATTCTCTGGATGATAACAAGGAACTTTATTTGGTTCGATATGATAGGTTGCTAGATGATATAGAGTGCCACATTTATCAATAGGAATACCATCTGGATATTTCATAACAATTCTTCTCATTCCTTCTTCATAAGTTAGCCCCTTTTCCCATTCATAAAAATCACAATTAAGGGCAGCACTAAAAGCAGATACATTGATAACGTCTTTATCTTTGCTACAAGGACATTCTTTGTTTTTGATGTCTTCTTTCAGAGTTAGTAAACCCAATTGTAAATCATCTAAGCTTTCTTTTTCAATAGTAAAATCAACACCATAATAAACTTCCTTTCCAGCTGGAATATCAAATTCTTTTGTTTCTGAATTGTAGGTAGCTTTATATAAAACAAAATAGCAATCAAATTTATAAATGAAATTTACTATTGTTTCACTTTCATATTTTGCTCCAAAAAACTCACCTTTTTTATCTTTGTTTGCGATAATTTCTTTGGGAAAATAGGAATCTGGATTTTCTACTACTGTTCCAATAAATCCTTTAATTTTGACCAATTCTAACGGGTCTGCCGGATAGCCTAATACATTTTGAATAAGAGTTGCGGTCTTGAGGTAATCTGGTAAAATTTTACAGATTCCGAAGTGTTTGCACGTAAAACAGCGTATCTGAATCTCACTATTCTTTGGCGGCGGTGGTACACAAGGTAATGGAGTTAGAAAAGTTTCATTTTTATACATAATAATTCACCTCTTTATAAAAAAAATAAGAGAGAACACAAATAGTATTCTCTCCTTAAAAGTAAAAATTATTGTATTAAATTTTATAAAAGTTGTTCATAAAGGCAATCGGACGTTAATTTATCTGGTCTCCAGCATTCAATAGACCCATGTCTAAAGGTTTTATGTCCATTATTATTTACATCTTGAAGTTCCATAGCTGTAATTTGAGCAACTTTTCCCCTATATTTTTCTGGATTAACAACAATATCTTTTCTTAAAGAATCTTCAATACCACTAATATATCCAACACTAACTTCTTTACCATCTTTAAGAACAGCAAATTCTACTGCTCCCGCCCAACCTAAAGCATAGTATTGTGTAATAGGAATTAATGGAACACCATCCAAGTATAAATCATATTGATTTTCTGTGTAAATTTGTCCTGTTTTTACATTCTTCCAGTAGTCCCAGTTTTGGATATTTTTTCCTGTATATTCCATTTTCGGTTCTCTATAATTTCCCGTTAAAAACGCATCAATAGAATCTTCTAATTCTTTTTTTAGCTTTAAAGTTTCCCATGCTGGTCTTTTCCCCGGAGTATAATAAGAAGTTTTTTTAGTAATAACAATACCCTCGCCACCAATAGCAAGGATTTTATTGTATTCGTCCCATAACTCTTGTCCTTCAAGATAGCTAGCAACAGAAATATAGGAACTATTTGTATTAATTTTATTTAAATAATTAATTCTATCTTCAAAACAGGTTTTTAATAATGAGCTGCCGTCCCAAGCTAAAATATCAAAACAATAGAAGCAGAGTTTGTTTTCTTCTATCTTTTGACGTTCAAGACTTTTTTCTTTTAGACAATTAAGAATAGATGTAGTGTTTCTACTCCCTTCTTTCTTTGGCAAATAAATTTCTCCCAGCAATACCGTTCCAGTAGGAATATCTAATTCTTCAATAATTTGAGGAATCCATTCAACTTTATCTAAATAAATTCCATCTACTGTTCTTTGGCGGCTACGTAAATGATACGAACCATCATTATCTCTAAGAATCATAGACCAAACTCCATCCATCTTTCTAGACCCAAGATAAGAACCGCTTAGGCACAAATATTTTGCTTTTTCTTTTTTTTCTGCTTTCGTATATTTTTTAGGAAAAGAAAAATATTTTGCGGCATCCATTTCCCAAAAATCATAATTATCTATCATAGAGATTCTCCTTTAAGATATAATATTCTCTGTTTTTTTCTCCAATACAACATTCTTTTGAAATACCTTTCGGTTCATATTCAAAAGTCCATGCAATCGTTTCCATTTCGCCCGTATTAAAATACTTATCTTTATCAATATAAAAAATTTTTTTTAGTCTTCCAGTATTATAAGGGTCATAAGGAACGGTTTCTAATCTATAAATTCTTCTTTTTTTAGATTCAGTATTGATAAAATTTAAAAATTCATTTTTATTTACTGTTGTCATAATACCTCTTTAAAATACATAATTTTCTGCTTCTTCACGGTTAATAAAGAAATGAATTCCAGTAGAACATTCATTCCATCTATTTTCATCAAAATTATTTACTGAAACCGTTTCACCAACAGTGTAAACAAAAGAATTATCATATTTTGATACAGCGGTGGTAAATTGTTCTTTATTATGAATAGACTCAATACTTAGCACTTTTGCTTTATTACATCTACATTTTAATGATGTTGCTGAACTTCTTTTTGCTTCTGCTGGAATTTGTAATTTAATAATTACAAATATCAAATTTCCGTGAGATAAATGTAATCCCTTTTTATATCCAATAAAACTTCCTTCCTCTGGACATTTTAATAACAAAGAAGGGCATTTACTAAAAATAGAACCTGTGCTTTTTGGGTTGTGTATTTCAGCATCTGTAAAATCGGTGTGTGTTATTGCACAATTTACAAGTTTGCAGCTGTAAAAACTATTTTGACTAAAATCACAATTTATAATACTGCAAAAATCAAAAATACTATTCGATAGATAAATGTCATAAAATTTTAAATTAACAAATGTGCATCTAAGAAATTTGCAATTTTCAAAATATAGTCTTTGTCTTTGAAAGCTATCTTCTTGAAAAATTTTACAATTTTTGAAAATAATATTGTTAAAGGTATAAACCTTACAGTCTTTGTCTCGTAATAAATTATATAAATTATTAGTATCAATAGTTGTCGGATTATCTTTATCTGTTGATTCGATTAATTTCATCATAGATTTCTCTCCAATCTTTACATCTAATTCCTCTGAATTCAGCGTTCCAAGGATAAGCAAAACAAATAGAATGCTTTGCTCCTCCAAAATTTTTTATACAATCATCAATAAGAACATCAACTTTCATTAAAACTTTGTCGGGACAACAAAAGAAGCACTTACGAATTTCAAGATATGGAAATAATTTTTCTAACCATTTTGCTTTCTTATAGAAATTATAAGGTTCTGTCTTGGTGATAAATAAAATTCGGTGTCCATCATTGAATAATTTTAAAATATATTTTTGACAATCTGGCATAACTTTAATTCGCCGCCATACCTCTTTGTTCAAGAAAATTTTATAAAATCCCTCTTTATATTGCGGCTTAACAAAATTTTCAATGTTATACTTTGTAATATCAGATACTTTAAGATTATCATCTGCTTCTTCATTATAAACAGATAGTACAGCTTCACAAAGATTGTTCAATACATTATCAATATCAATTCCAATAGTCATTAAATTTCTCCTTTTACTGTCTTTTCCAAAAATCATCATAAAAATTATTATATTGTTCTTCTCCTAGAAAATCAACAAGTTCTTTTGTTTTAATTGCTGACGCTTCTTTTGCCGCCCAATCGCTAATTTCAGACATAAGTTCCTCAATTACAATATATGGATGTGAACCTTTGGCATAAGTATTCCATAACTTGTTTTCAGAATCGTAAAAATTAAAAGCTTCATAATTGTTTTTAATCTTATTATATTCTTTTTCGTTTTTATCCTTTTGAGCTAAAACAACAGAAATTAGTTCCATAGTTTTAGAATTATAAATTGCCTGACCAATCCAAGCGTCTGGGTAATTCTCCTCATCATAGTTTTCAATTGTATAACGCATATCCATTTTTTATTACTCCTTTCATTGGTTAAATGGCGGTTTAACCTTATGTTAATATAATAACACTATTTATTTATAAAATCAACTTTTCTTCAACGCAAAAATTGTATGCTAATTCTTTTAAATGCTCCAAATCGCTATTATTATTAATAATAATATTATATTTAAAATTATCTACATTAAGGTCGGCGGCATTATTTTTACAGTAATCATTATTAGGTCTTTTTACAAGAATAGTTTTAGAATCAGGAATAGTATTTAATAGTTTTTTAATTTCTTCCGGTTCTCTGCAATGAATAAATAATGCTTTCGTTTTTATTTCTAAATCTTGTTTATAAATATTTATAACATAATTATATGATAAATCACAATAGTTGGTTAATAATTCTTTTAGTTCACACATTAATTTTCTATCTTTATCTTCTTTTTGTCCATTCCAATTACAATAAGTTCTCATAATATCTTTAATTGGGTCAATAGTTGAAATATTATCTATATTAATTATCGGAACAATTCTTTTCATAGAATTAAGTCTATATTCTTCTTTTGGATATTTATCATTATATATATCTTTAATTAAATCAACAAAAGTATCTTTACCTGCTCTACTATGTCCATTAATTATATATACTTTCATTTGTTGTTATCCTCCCAATTACCTATTTTTCTTATAAAGATTAAACTTATTCCTCTATAAGAATTAATAATATTATCTATTTCACTTTCTTCTATAATATTATTATTATATTTTTTATTAGGGCTATTGTCAACTTTTTTAAAATAATTCCCATTATATTTTCTTTCTATATTAAAATTATTATTAATATAATAAATTATATTATTTGTATCATAAACAGAATCTAT